CTCCTGACAACAACCCTTTCACATACTCTTCCTCATTACACTCTTCATACTCCACATACTTCAACTTCAACATTCTTAACACATCCTTCTCTTCTATATGGCGATGGTTTATCATCGCAGGATAATATGTATATTCAAAAACAAATATAAAACATATTTTTTATTGTATATAATTACAAATGCGCGTGTGTGATTTTCCGCAAGGTCGTTATGGGAACGCGATATTCAGATATTTAGCTAGTTCTCTAGTTTGCATAATATACGACGCCAAACGGACATATGATATAGATAGTTGCGATGCGGTTATGTCAGATACAGACTTTATATCCTGGTCAGAACAAGTATTGCAAGACAATATACCACCATTAGATACTAATAAAACATATCTATTTCGGGGATATTATCAACATGACGCCATATTTTTAAAATACAGGGACCAACTACTAGAATATATATATGCGCATCCGGAAGACATATTAATAACCGATGGATATAAACCCAGGGCAACCGGTATATATCATTATCCGGTTGCCGAATATTTATCCAGAGAACTATTATCATACGATGATACCGTTCCGCAATATGATATAGTAGTGCATCTAAGATTAGAAGACTTTGTGTTTGTCAACCAAGCTATACATCCTAAATGTATATCCGATATTCTATATACTATTGAGAACCATTCGACCAATACGATTTGTTTTGTGGTTTCTAAACCGACCACCCCGTTCGAACATAAATATATAGATTATTTTGCAAAACGATTTCATATAATATGTGAGTCAAACACACCAACGCAAGACTATCATATCATTAAAAATGCAAAAACATTAGTATGTTCTCGTTCTACTATGTGTTGGGCTGCCGCATTTTTTTCAAACACAGTAGAAACTGTATATTTCCCGAATTATATAGCAACGTCGCATCTACATGAAACCTTTAAAACTCCTATAACAAATACTATTCCATATGACGTGGTATTATCACCGGAACATGAAATAAATTATTATCTGGATAATGTAAGTATATAGGGGTGTGATAAATGGTGATAAATGAGTATTTGATGTTTTATAGAAAATTGAAATATTTTTTTTATAATTGGAGTATATCATATTATCTCTCATTTATAAAATTGTAGTCTTATATTAAAGCCATTCCCCCCGAAATATATCATGTCGACCACTAATGTTCCCGAATGTTGCATCTGCATGGATTCCATCAACTCGGCTATTAACAACTGCACTACGCCATGTGGCCATATGTTTTGTTTCCAATGTCTCGCCAAAGCATTGGAACAGAACAATACATGCCCTATGTGCAGAGCCGTGTTGATGGAAGTTCCCGATGAAGAAGAAACTCTCTATACCGATGAAGATGAGTATGAGATGGATTCCGATGATGAATCTGTTGAACAGTTTGACGATGACGCATTAAGAGCATTTAGAGGATTTATGCAAAGAGTTGAGTCAACCATTGCGTCTATTTCAGAACCCGCCGAAGCAATGGAAGTGGAAGATAGCAAAGAAGAACATGCAGAAGATTTAGAAGAAGAAGAAGAAGAAGAAGAAGATAATACAACCACCGAAAACGTAGTGGAAGCCGACGTGGAAACCATAACCGAAACATTGCAAAAGCGCGGTATAACGATGTTGGATTTAGTTGCTCTATTGACAGATAGGCCTAGCACCAAAATCGCAAAACATACCGACCGATTTATGAACGCATTGGAAACTATCTTAGATAAAGCTATCGACGACTGCGACCGAGAAGCAGCACAATCGCAAGCATAAAAAACAAGCAAATACTCACTCTCCCTTATATTATATTGCATTTGTAATAAATAATAATTATATGTTTTTACCACCTTTTTATATTTCAAATGCCGATTATCTACCAGTCCAATATTTTATTATTGGTAAATTTTTATGGTTATCAATTTCATTAAATCGTAAATGAAGTTTACAATACTTATGTATATCACCGAATAATGTTTCTTTTTTTCCTTCTTTTTGTAATAAAACAGAAATTACTCGTTCAAGACTACACCGATTATATCTATTTAATACATAATCTAATAATTTGCTAATATCGTATTTACTATTAATGTAAGTTAAATAATCGTGTGTTATTATAGTCATGCATCCAAAACAACCTTTCCATAAATATTTGTTTTCATAAAATTTAGTCAATTCTAAATCATTAAAAATATTTATCATTCTTGTTTCATCTGCGATTTGGTCCCAATTATGTTCAAATTCCCATAAAAATTTATATTTTTCTACACTCATATCTATATATTTATTTACAATTACAGAATCATGAATTAATACAGCAATATCAAATAGTTTATTATGTAAATAGTAATAATAAGGTAATAATTCACCTCTTTTAGGATATTCACTATTTATAATAGTAGTTTTATATAAAGTTTCTTCTGTTATATAGTTATAATTACTATTATCATCTATGATAAGAATGTTATTTTCGGGATAATATTGTCTAATAGACTTAACACATTTAATCCAATATTTATTTGTTAATTCACTATTTACATGTCTTAATATAATAAATCCAACTTGTTTACTCATACTATACCTGAGACAAATGTTTTAAAATATATAAATAAACGCATATTGTTATGCAAATAACATGAATATATTATTCATATCATCGACAAATAGTTTCGGCATCGTTAGTTGTATATTATGCGGATAGCCGTTGTCTCGATTCCGATAATTGTGTATGCGAGTTTTGACCAAGTCTACCATTTTATAAAATGCATCGTTCCACGAATAGGGAACCCATATGTTTATTGGGAGAGCATCGTCCAAGTAAATCGTTTTTTCATGAAATATAGACGTATTCTGTTTTATATATGGCGGTATTCGCCGAGATAAGCATCCGTTAGTTGTAGACAACAATACAGCCAAAATAACAATATTATAGAAACAGAACATGTTAATAATATATAACTAAGATGTTCTACGTATATTTATATAGTTTATGTATCAATTTTATGTTCTCGAATCGAGTTTACAGTATATACAATATAACTTTATCTACGAGACGATGTTTATCTTGAAACGTCGCTATTTTACATTTGACAGGAGAACGTATATCTAGACCATGGGTGCTATGTACTCTCGCTTTATCCTTCGATGATAAATCATCTCCAGATAAATCTCGACCACTTTCGGTCGTTCCGACCTCCCGCGTTCTCGCTAAATATTTCAATTCCGAGATATATACAGTATATTCGGTATTGTCGGATGAATGGTCTGGATGTTTATCCAATACAACCCCAGAGTATACGCGCGATATCATATCTGTATTCTGATAACATATATATAACAATTCGCATGCGGTTTGTGCGGAACGTATGGCTTTCATTTGGCTATTTATAACCGATACTTGGGTAGGGGATGTCCAATGGTCCAAAAATAAATGCATATTCGAACACTGAGTTTCATCTGATACCCGCGCTCCCGAAAATCCTCCATATAATTTCCATATGTATATTTGATTCAATAAATCGACTAATCTACGTATTGGACTCGTAAAATGTGCATAGTTCTCCAGTTCCATAGTAGAATGTATAAAAGTATCCCCCGCGCGAAATCGTCGATATTCCGAAGATATATGATTATGCAGATTATATAAGATTCGTTCCGTATTTGTGTCAAGGGCATGACTATTCGGTGATATATTATTGTTATTTTCATTTGTTTGAGAACGCGACGAAACCAACCGAAAAATACCCATATTATTTTTATACAGAATAGTTCCTATTTCCATATTCATCTTTATCATCCAATAGGCAACCAGGTCATGGCTATTGGTAATAGTGGCATCCATACGTTGCGTTATACGTAATAATCTGGTATAATGGGGGTTTTTATGTAAGTTCTCCGCATCATATCGATAGTTTTTTTTCACCACAATTTTCGTATGGCAAATCGATATTTGAATTGTTCCGTCCGACGCCAATATATAATCCATTGTTATTGCAAATCGCTCGTGTTTTTCTATTAAACTACATAGGTTCTCCGATATATCCGGTGGAAACATTGGTATTTTTCGCGTGGGTAAGTATATTGTAGATACTCGAGAGTTGGTGGTATTCCATGCATCCAATTCTTGGAGCCATACTATGACATTCGCAATATAGATGGATATTCTAGTAGACCCGTCCAGGTTCTCTGTTATACTCATTGCATCGTCATAGTCTATGGTTGTGTCATTGTCTATACTAAATATATATTCTTGAGAACGGTCTTCGGGATTGTATTTTTCAGTTATAGTATGGATGAGGTTTTCTTCCGATGTCTGTGCAAGCGTCTTTTTTATATGTTTTGTATATGTAGATATACTCGACGTCAATCCTTTACATAATAATTGGTATTGCTCAAATGCGGAGTATGTACTAACGGATCCCAATGTTTCTACCAGTTCTCCATATGGATGTTTTTCGGTCCATTTAGTGTATTTGAATACAACATATTTATTGGTTATATGTTTAGATAATTCCAATTTTATGTCATATGGAACAAGAAATATGGGTAGGGTCTTATCGTGCGGAACACATTTATATAAAAGTCTTTTTTTATTTTCGGTTCTACCATATGTTTTATTGTTTTCCAGTAATAATACGCCAGGAATCGGGACTTGGTTTTCGCGAAATGGAGAACATATCAAAGTAAGTTCTCCATTTTCGTAGGGTTTGAATACATCGCCGTGAAATAATCTATGGGACAATGGGTGAAAAGTAGCGGGTAAACCTACCGGCCCGGGGCGGGCTTCGCCCGCCTTGGCGCCTTCATGCACCACATTCCAAGCCGAATAATCTCGCGCTTCTATTTGTATTGTATATTGCATAAATGCTTGGTGAGAAATAATGGCGTTTGATATATAATAGTATATAATAATTTTATATGATTATTATATATTATATTACTTATGGTGCACAAAACCAGTCATAAAAATAGAAAATCTAGCAGAAGAATAAAAAAATCTAGCAGAAGAACGAGAAGACGTAAAGGTGGAGACGCACCAGGTCAAGGGCCAGGTCAAGGGCCAGGTCAAGGGCCAGGTCAAGGACCAGGTCAAGGGCCAGGTCAAGGGCCAGGTCAAGGGCCAGGTCAAGGGCCAGGTCAAGGACCAGGTCCCGCACCAGGTCCACCAGCTCAAATATTACCGGATACGCAAGATAAATGTGAATTGCTTGATAGACAATTTTCAAGTAAATCTAATAATATATGGAAAACATGTATTACAATAAATAAAACCCCTAGACCAATGATATATATGACTCCCAAAAATGTTGTTATAAAAAGTGTAGAAACCATACAAATACCGGAGTTTGTGATTGATATAATGAATGATACTGGTAGATATGTTATACGAATTGAGGATAAATACGTAGGATGTTTGGTATATTTGAATAATTCTTGGTATGCAATTATGCGACTTTTTGGAACAACTCTAAATACTCATTATTTTGCAAGAACTGAAAAAAATAAAGTCTTCTATCGATTAGATGGTATTGGAGTCGATATAAATGTTGCGAATAATACTGGAACTGGCACAATCAAATTATCAGATAATATGTATAATAAAGACTATGTTAAAACTTTATTGGGAAATAAAAATACCCCTACCATAACCTTAACTGGTGGTTTCACAAATATAAATAAAGACAATGGGGTAAATGATAATATATTTATTTCATTGCAGGCATTTAGACAGCAAAAATTGTTAGGTAATGATGCAAAACAAGAGGGGGTATATACGGCAATTGACGTTGCAGCCGACACGGAGTTTAGTATATTTGGAGCTTTAAGGGGCTTATTCTCATAGTATATTATTAATCGAAAAGAAAATAAACATAATCGGATGTATAATACAATCTATTATGCCACCCAAGTTTTATAAAAAATCATTCGCAACAAAGAGAACCGCAGGCACAGCGACCAGACCCCCAAACCAGTATACCAATGCCATCTATCTAGTCATAGTGGAATCTCCATCGAAATGTGCCAAAATAGAAGGGTATTTAGGCGATGAATATAGATGTATAGCCAGTAAGGGACATATTCGCGAAATTGGTGGAATCAAAAACATTGACACAAAAAACGGCCACAAAATCAAGTTCTCGGTAATTGATGAAAAAAAAGCCCATATAGCATTCATGCGAGAATGTATATCCGGATTCTCAAAACAACATATTATTCTAGCGACGGATGATGATAGAGAAGGTGAAGGCATTGCATGGCATATATGTGATCTATTTGATTTACCGGTAGAAACAACTCCCCGGATTTTATTTCACGAAATTACGAAACCGGCATTGCTAAAAGCAATCAAAAATCCCACAAAACTAAATATGGATTTGGTTATGGCGCAACATGCCCGACAAGTTCTCGATATTTTGGTGGGATACAAGGTATCGCCCTTTCTCTGGAAACATATACACAATAATAAAACCAATGGATTATCGGCAGGTCGGTGTCAAACCCCCGCCCTACGATTAGTATACGAAAACGATAAATCTATATCAGAAAATACCGTTGAAACCAAATATAAAACCACCGGGTTCTTTTTTGAAAAACAGATTCCTTTTCAATTAAACCGAGACTTCCAAAAGGATTCCGACATCCGGGAGTTTTTGCTAGTATCAAAATCATTCAAACATATGTTGTCTATTGACGCGCCAAAAGAAAGTATCCGAAAACCGCCTAAACCTTTCAATACATCCGCCCTTTTACAATCAGCAAGTAATGTTCTCCATATGTCGCCGAAAGAAACCATGAACTGCTGTCAACAATTATATCAAGCCGGTCATATAACGTATATGCGAACGGAGAACACGAAATATTCCGCGGACTTTTTGCCTAAAGTTCGCGAATATGTTTTACATCGATGGGAAAAGGAAGAATATTTAGGAAACGTTGATTCTATTCTAAATAAAGACGAAACAAATCCCCACGAAGCCATACGTGCAACACATATTGAACATTCCTTTATAGTTGGTATGGAAGGTCGATTGCATTCTTTGTATAAATTGATATGGACAAACACGGTGGAAAGTTGTATGGCTCCTGCTAAATATAATTGCACCACCGTTTCAATTAGTGCTCCACAGAAAAACAGTTATACGAATATCGTAGAAATACCCGTATTTTTAGGATGGAAAATTGTCCGGGACAAAGAAACCACCGATACAAGTGAACTATCAACACAAACCCAAAATAACGGCGTCGGGTTATTATTCTTTTTCAAATCGCTAAATATATCCAATCCAATACCCTATGTAAAAATAGAAAGTAAAGTAGTTGCGTCCCATAAATATACACATTATACGGAATCTACCCTAATTCAAAAGTTAGAAGATTTAGGAATAGGCCGTCCGTCCACGTTTGCTACTATTGTAGATACTATACAAGAACGGGGATATGTGAAACGACAAGATATCGACGGTATTGAAATAGAATGTATGGAATACATATTACGAGAACAAGAGATAACGGAAATACCAAAAACAAATATATTCGGTAAAGAAAAAAACAAACTGGTTTTGCAACCGATTGGATTGGCAACAGTAGAGTTTTTAATCCAGCATTTTCAACCATTATTCAATTATGACTATACAAAACAAATGGAAGACCATTTAGATAAAGTATCTGTTATAAATTGGAATAATATTTGCGCCGAATGTGAGAACTTGATTAAAACGTTAGCGAAACCCGTTGCTAAATTGGTAAAACCAGTATATATTATTGGTTCTCGCGATGGGGCAACTCAATATGAACTATGTTTTCATCAATATGGAACATCATTAAAGCGGGTTCTATCAGACGGAGAAGTCGAATATAAGAAGGTATCCTCCAAAATAAAAATCGATATAGAACAGGCGAAAGCGGGAAAATATATCGCAGAAGACTTATTAGAAATCGAAAACGACCATTTAGGAAAATACAATGGCGAAGATGTCATTCTAAAAAATGGTAAATATGGGCTTTATGTACAATGTGGAAAGCAAAATACCAGTATAAAATCCATTAAAAAACCGATTCATATGATTACATTAATAGATGTTATACCATTCATTGACCCAACATATACGAATCAATTATCCGAGTCCACCGGAAATGAACCCAGATTACCACCACCTCCAAAAAACCCAAATATACTAAGAATATTAAATACGGATATTAGTATTCGAAAAGGTAAGTTTGGTCCGTATATCTACTATATGACACGCGAAGCGAAAAAACCAACATTTTTCCCACTTGGTTCCTATAAATCTAAATATGCAACGGTAGATGAAAATGAGCTAATAAAATGGATAGGAGAAACATATAATATATGCGTGTCATATATTTCAAACAAGTAATGTATATTCATCCACAATGTATAGTAAAAAATATGCATATAGTGTAATAGAATGGCTGTAAACACACTATGGCAAAATATAGGGCAGACTTTAAATGCAACCGGGCAGACTTTAAATACAACCGGGCAGACTTTAAATACAACAAGGCAGACTATACAACCGTTCAATGGTCTAAACTACTTTAGTTATGTTAGTATTTTTTCATTATTTATAATGACATTGGGTTTTTTATATAAAGTAGAAACAACCATATTTGGTATATTATTATTATATTTAATCAATATAGTATATTCTATAATATTATCAAAGGATATTTTTAATTCACCTAAAGCGAATGGGTCGTCATTTATAACAATACTAATCACATTTGTATTATTTTCAAATATATGTTCATCTACCGTAATCATGAAGTTATTACGAAGATTGCATATTAAATATTTAAAACAGAAACAAACAATAAAATTATCTGAAACAAATAGACATAAACTTAGTTTATACATAATAATGTGGATTTCGTCATTGTTTATCATATTTATACTTAGTGCGTTTTTCTTTATTGAATTGCCCGATGCGCCGTATTTTAGTTATTTGTTTATAGGAAAACAAATATCAGCACCTGGTATGGTTTTTGGATTTATTATAAAAATATTAGGCACTGCCACACTAACAGTATTAACGCTATATATGATATACCTAACAGTCATACTTCGCAAGATAGATAAGAAAATAGTGCAATAAATATTATGGATAAACTCGTATAAATAATATTAACGTGTTCTCTATACAATATAAATGAAATATTATGAAACACATTTTGAAGAATACATACATTCAGTAGAACAATATAATATACATCCAGAAATGCAAGCTGTATATGATTTATTTCCTAAATCTCTATCGCAGTTTGGAAACTTAATTGTATATGGCCCTCCCGGTTCAGGAAAATATTCGCAAGTTTTATATTTGTTAAAAAAATACTCACCGAGTGAGTTAAAATACGATAAAAAAATTACATGTCAAACGGATAAAATAGAATATAGTTATCATATTAGTGATATACATTACGAAATCGATATGGCATTACTTGGATGCAATTCAAAAATGTTATGGCATGAAATATTTATGCAAATTGTGGATATAGTATCCGTTGCTCCTGAAAAAAATGGGATAATCGTATGTAAAAACTTTCATATTATACATAACGAATTATTGGAAATATTCTATAGCTATATGCAACAATATATTCAGCCGTCAAATCATATAAAAATTAGGTTTATTATTATATCGGAGCACGTTAGTTTTATACCGAAAAATATATTGCAATCTTGCAAACTTATATCTATATGTAGACCTCATAAATCGCATTATATTAATCGTATTATAGCGAGAACACCGGAGCTCGGAACAGTGCGAGGAACGAGCACAGGTGTTCGAGGTTTATCCGGAGATGAGTTATCATCGCAGGATATAGATTCAGATAAAACATTTGTTGAACATAAGCATTTATCCCCCTCAAATACATTGTCTGTATTTTTAAATAGAATTAATCCCCAGCTAAATAGAAAACCTATGGATTATACGAATATAGAATGTATATCAAATACTCGATTGCAGTCGAACCGTATTGCAAAACAAAAAATAAAAGCGATATTTGATTGTTTAGAACCGGAATATATAATTAATATAAAAGAAACGGAATCGTTCTCATTAATGGAAAATGGGTCGGAAATACCAAAAGACAACTTTAATACTATTTGTAATAATATTATACAAGAATTATTGCAATACCGTCGCTTGTCATTTACGAAGTTTCGCGATACAATATATGATATTTTAGTATACAATTTAGATGTTCCCGAATGTTTATGGTACGTTATATCTTATTTTATTCAGCGGAATATTTTCACAGAAGATGAAATTGAAAGAGTTATGGACAAAATGTATATTTTTTTAAAACAATACAATAATAATTATAGGCCAATATATCATTTAGAAAGTATATTCTTTTATATAATAAACATTATTCAATCTAAAACCCATGAATAGAGAACGTGCATATGACCTGCTAAATATACAACAAACAAATCCGCCCATTTCAAATGATACTATAAAGAAACAATATCATATAAAAGCCTTACAGTATCATCCTGATAAAAACAAAAACCCCGGCGCGGTTGCGAAGTTCCAAGAAATACACGATGCATATGACTTTTTAATGCGAAATAACGAGGATGGATATTCATACGCAAGACCCGGTGGCAATAATACATATAAAAATATATTGCAAGTATTCTTGAAAAGTATATGGAAACTGGATTCGGACAATACTGTGTTCTCCGTAGTCATAGAAAAAATGACGGAATGTTGCGAAACAAAAGCGGTTGAACTATTAGAACAAATCGATAACCAAACATTAATAAAAATCCACGAGCTTTTTTCGAAATATAAATCTATATTTCATTTTTCAGAGGGGGTCCTCGCATGTATAGAAGAAGTTCTCGCAAATAAAATAAAAAATGCGAATTGTATACTATTACATCCTACGATAGATGATTTATTCGAATGCAATCTATATAAAATAACGGAAAACGAGTCCACGTATGTTATACCGTTATGGCATCACGAACTCGTATACGATAATAATGGAACCGAACTATATATTAAATGTATTCCAATACTTCCTAATAATATATCGATTGATGTGGAGAACAATATCCATATTAGTGTCAGACACGATATATTGGATATATTTAACCGAGAAACCATTGATATTTGTATTGGTTCTAGGAAGTTCTCTATTTTTACTGAAGAATTGAGAATAAAACCAATGCAAACCGTCGTCCTAAAGGGCTGTGGTATTCCGAAGATTCATACCGAAGATATTTACAATGTGTCTAAAAAATCCAATATATATGTTTCTATGGAATTGGTGCATACATTATGAGAGCGTTGACCGGATAATAAATATTTGATTTTCATAAAATTGAAATATTTATTTAATTGGTATTATTATATCCATTCAATACTATATTATTATATTTATCCTCTATAACTATAAAACGCGCTAACTAACATGTCGACCTTCCACAATAGAATGAATGAATACCGCGAGTCTCGTTATCGTAATAGAAATTATGATATATATCCTCTACTATATTCCAACACATTACCGCCATTTGTTTCCGACAATCGAGAAGAAAGACTGCGTAGAAATCTACAGGAAAACCGTGAAGCCATGGACGCATTTATCAGCGAGTGGCTACCAACATACTATATTGATTGGTGCGAAGAAATATACAATATGCCTACAAATACACCAGAAAAACCTGCGAAAGGCGCTACCGCGCCCGGGGCGCCGGCTTCGCCGGCCATGCCCCATTGTGCCTCCTCCGATGTAGACATAGATTCTATTACTACACGATTGGAGGATATGGTTGTAGATAATACTATTCATGTTCCCGAAGAAGTGGATAACACCAACAACTATATGGCTATAGAAAACGCAATCCACTACGGTAATATAGCTATTCGTCGCCGAAAAATAGGAAAACGCACAAAAAAATAAAATATATTTGTATATCACATGCTACCGCATATTTATATGCCCGTGTAAATTGTAATTAATTATATGTTTTTTATGTGTATTTTCCATTTATATATAATAAAATATATAAATGGAAAATACATTCACTACTTATATATCTCCCGAGAATATGTTATTTCAAGATACAATTGACTCCATTTGTGAAGATGGTATAATGGGAGGAGGGAGAGTTGAGGGGGGGGGATTATGGTGAAGGTAGTGATAAAATCTCGCGCAAAATATTGTTATATTCATCCTGTATTTTCATAACCAATGTAATATCAGCATATTATAAAAAGGATTATATTTATGCAACCACATTTTGCGCATTGATTGCAACATCCGTAATATATCATTCAAATAGTAATATTTATACAAATATTCTGGATAAAATACCTATATTTACTATTGTGTTATATGGATTATATACATTGCAATACAAAACCGTTGCAGGATTCAATAATAATATTGTTTTGTTTTTTATTATTGCGACGTTTTATTCAACCATATATTTATACTGCTATGGATACTGTATAGAAGACTATTGTTTTCATCCTAAATATGGAAATTATTATCATGCATTTATGCATATAATAAGTTCAATCGGTCATCATGCAATAATATTTATGTAAATAATTTAGGTATTCTTATTAGGTATTCTTATTAGGCATTCTTATATAATAATACTTTATAATGGAAATCGAATCATCGTCGAAAAATATTGAAGGGAATGGTTTAGAGAACATTCCGCAACATGAACCAAGTGAATGTGTAGAACAAAATGAACTTGTTATAATAGATATATCCTTCGATGATGAATCATTTAAACACCCCAAAGTTGTATTACCGGATGACGCCGACAGTTATCGCCATACTGGATATTCAAATAAAAAAGAGTTTAGAGGATGCGGACAGTGGGGGAGCGATTGCAAAATAGGTTGCAGTTTATGTAGTATTTGTTGTTCCAAGTGCACGCCATGCTGTTGTATATTTAATAAGTGCAAACCCCTCTATTTTTTCCTATTATATTTATTGACCGGAGAAAGCGATAGTCGCGCCAATGTATATAAAAATTATTTTAAAATTGAAAAAGCGGTGGACGACAATAAAGTGTCGGTTTTCCAAATACTAGAAACAGTTGCTGTGGTATGTTTTGAATTATATAAAACATTGATTGGCAGTTTTCTTACTGTATTTACCGCTCAAAAATGCGGAGAACAAACATGCACTATATGGCAGAACTTCCTACCAAAAAACGATTTAGAATTGGCCGGATTAATCTGCAATTTTTTAATGGCAACGTCCCTATTCATAGAATATATTTTTGAAATAATGCGGGAGGCATATTTAATAAAATATTTGAAATACGATTATGATATCGCCAATAATGGATACCATATTTCCGAATTATATGAATCTTCCGACAAAACCATCTTCAAAAAATTGATACCGTTATATATCATTTATATCCGATTTAGTTATGTTGTTCTCCTGATTTATGTAATTAATATATCCATAAGCGCAGTGATTATTCGCTCAAATTATTATGATAATACATCATTGTTCGGATTTATTACCAATGCATTGTTCATTATTTATAAAATATATAATGTCGTGGAAATTACGAGCTATAAAGGTAATTATTTCTATTCCGCTTATAAACGCAAAAATATGCACTATAACACTATTCGACCGCAATATTTACTTCAGCCTCGGACCATGTCTGTGAACGACATTGTGGAAAATCCCAGTGAAATACCTTTATCCTTTACTGCGCAATCTCAAGTATTGGACGATGAACAAATGGGTTCTCTACCTGACATAATGGAAGATGGTAGCACCATATTATCACCAGATATACATATTACCATTCCAACAGAAACAGATACCGCTAATAATACACAACCAGAAAATACACAACCAGAAAATACACAACCAGAAAATACGAATATAACATTTCTCGAAATACTAGAATATATTAGAAGGGACAAGTCAAAAAATATGGCGGACTTTCAAGAGATTCATACACATATTACTCAATCACATGCAAATATAGAGAACGACGACGATGAATATGCCGATGAGAACAATTGGTATATAGATGATGCGTATACCCGAAAAATAAAAAAAATGCAAGCCATGCGGAAACAGCGTATGGAACGTTAATGGAGTGGTTCTCCATAACTATTATACAAAATCATATAAACAGTAATCGATATATCTATATAGTATAACCCCACACCCCACATCATATATGCATATAGTATTTTTTCTTTTTGCGGTTATTATTGCTTCGGATATTTCAAACAGTTTCGGATATTTGAATAAAATACAATTGCAATATACAAAATATATACTAAGTTCTCCGGGTGTTCCCGAACATATCCGGGATGCAACCAAGAATATTTTAATCGAGAACTATCAACCGTGGCTTAAAAACCAATATAAATCATTCGTGAGACAACATACTAAATCGATGAACCCAGTATATGTAAAAGAACTCTATCAATATGCTATATATGGATTATTAGAGAGTCTACAAGCATATGATGGTTCTACGAAATTGCATGTTTATGCCAATAAGTTTGTCCATGGAAAAATGTATGCCGGTATGAATGAATTGGCGATTTTGAAGCCCATTTCATTATATAACGCGAAAAAAGGGACTAGAAGCCTTAAACCAGTGTTGGTTTCATGCGATGATTATTGGATGTTTGATAAATTGATAAAAAATAGTAATTGTATTAGTCCCAAAAAAACGCCAGACGATATACGGGAAATCATCCGATGTGCACCCAACGATTATCGCCGATTATTTTGGTTGAGATACGACCCCACGTCATTGGACGTTATTCGTGATATATCTACTATTTGTGAAATAGAAGGATATAGCTATGAAACCTACCGGAAAAAAATGAATGCAGTTCTAGAGTATATTCGCGAGCAATAAATGGGATATTGTTGAAAATGCGTATGTATATATATATAAAGTTAACACAATTTATAAAATAATAAAATGACTCATTCTATTATTTTATCTTCTTGTTTATTGGGGTCCGTTTATTTAATGGCGAAATCATTAGACAATATAAATAGGCAGTTTTTAGGAGAACGCCTGATAATCGATAATAAAAAAATACCATGTGAATTATTTTTTTGAATGGGTTGACATTTGTAGTATCCAGTTCTATTTTTATAGGTGGGTGTTTTACATTATTACACCCTTTCCGGACCAAAACGATGGAAAACTGACAAAATTGTTAGTTTCCTACATATAAACTTTAAAATGCGGTCCGGAAATGTGTAAGAGCGTGAAAAATAATTTTTTATTATTCATAAATGATTATTTATTTATTACACCTTTGGCATATACTGAGTAATAGTGTGTCATCATATAATTATACGGTTTGCTTCTTTTTTACTACTTTTTTTGCCGCGGGTTTGGCTGGTTCTTCTTCCATTGCTTCTTCGGGTTTTGATTCTTCGTTAACTTGTGTGGGTGCCTTTTTTACTACTTTTTTCACGGCCGGCTTTGTTTCCACTGGAGTTTCCGTGGGTGTTTCGACGGGCAGTTGGACTTCTAGTTCTGGTTCTGGTTCTGGTTCTTGTGCTGGGACAATTGGTTCTTCGTCATCACTATCTTCGACATGGGTTGATGCAACTGGTGCAGGCGCAGTTTTTTGGGCAACTGGTGCAGGCGCAGGTGCAGGCGCTTCTGTATCGCCATCTTCTTCGAGCTTTTGCGTTTCAATGACTGCGCGGTCTTCTTCCGAAAGCTTAATATGACACTTTCCGAACACACTAACAATCTCACGAGGCTTGACGACTCCTTGCACCAATTTCCAAGTAAGACCCCAGCCTTTTCCACCAATCCAAATACCACCACATTGCAATACGCATGCAATCTGCGATTGCTTTGGAACAAAATCAACCGGGGTTAGATGCGCTTGTGGTGATGGAAAGATGAGATTCGATTTCGTGTCATATAGCTCGACATTCCACTTATTATCGTAATATGGAACCTTGGCACGAATAGAGGGAGGCTTTGATAAATCCAACTTCTTACCATCTTTAGTGCGAGAATATTTCAAGAATGGGAAGAATGTGTGCTTGCATACGGCCAACTGCATTTCTTCGCCCCACCAAGCTTCCGAATTAGCAACGGCATCGTTTAAGATTTGCGTTTCAAACTCCTTGAGTTTTTGTAAGAACGCGCGGACAGATGGATTCGAATACTCGTCATTTGGGAATGCCAATGTTAAACTGTATTTGCCATCACTTTCGCCAGTTGATGAGTCAACAAAATCCGAGATACCCCAGGTCATTAATAGTGGTGTGGAAATATGAAGCGAACGATTCGTTTGTTTGCTAATCATACTAATTGCTTTGCCACCACGTTCATTCGTTTTGGGTGCCATATATTTAATAGAAGCGGGATTCCATTCAGAGGTTTCGAGAACAACAGGTTTTGACATTTTGATTTTAGAGTTTGAGTTTTTGTTTGAGTAAGAGCGAGAAAGAATAATAAGATACTAGGAACTATATGATATACATAGTAGGTTGTCTTTAAATCAATTTTCTGAATACACATTTCGCGAAACTTGGATTTTAATATAGTAGCATTTTCAAGCAGAAAAGTTCTCCAATTTATAAACCATGCGTGTATATATTTACTGTAATATATGGAGATTGGTCATAAAATGAATTATTATCTCATTCAAAATTATATAAACCGATTTATAGTTATATAAATTATGACGAACATGATGTCCAAGCCTATAAATACTGATGCCATAAATATAAATGTAATAGACAAATTAAATATATATGACACTGCAAAGTTTGATATTAAAACATACAAATTGCCTGATTTGAAAAATATTGCTAGATATTATAAAATACGTATAGGTGGAACAAAATCAGAACTTGTTGAACGTATAACTACATATATTAACAAAACTAAATGCGCAACTATTATCCAATCTGTATTTCGCAGTCATTTAGTAAGACTTTCGATTCGATTAAGAGGATGCTGTTTAAAAAACCGGAAATTATGTGTCAACGACAGTGATTTTTATACATTGGACCCTATTTCGGAAATAGAACACAATGATTTTTATAGCTATACTGATAAAAAGGGATTTGTATACGGATTTAGTGTAAGTTCTCTAATATCGCTTTTTAAGCGCAAGGGAAATATAACAAACCCATATAACCGTGAAAAGATGGATTTCAAAACCATGAATGAAATATTTTTAATATATAAATTGAATCGGATTCTATATCCGGGTATGTTTATCGAATCATCCTCTCCTGCCGAAAATATACAAATACCAATCCCGGTGCAAAATATTCCAGTTATACTACCAAGTATGAATACAAATATACAAGAATCCGAACAGGACCAAATCGCAATACCAGTTATTATGGCGGTTCCCCAACATCATTTAGCAGAACGCATGAATATGATTCAATCTAGAACGATTGATGAGAGAACCCAAGAATTATTTATGGAAATAGACCAACTGGGGAATTATACGCAATCATCGTGGTTCTCCAATTTATCTGAGCGAGGATTGATATATTTTTATAGATATTTATATGATATTTGGACACATCGAGGACAACTTAGTTCGCAAACCAAACAGTGTATATGTCCTTTACAAGACCCGTTCTCCAATATATTTAGAATAAATCTGCAATTATCCGATATAAATGCATTGCGAAAACATTGTCTGTTTGTTATGGAACATATGGTATATACAGGCACCGATATTGAATACCAAAAAATCGGAGCTTTGCATGTTTTGTCGGCGTTGACGTTGATATCACTTCCGGCAAGACAATCCATGTATTGGTTATATGAAGGATTAGTATATTAATATATTTGCGGACCAAAACGATGAGAAACTGACAAAATTGTTAGTTTCCTACATATAAAATTTAAAATGCGGTCCGGAAAGGGTTAAGATATTGCGGATAATTTAGAATAATTTATATGTATATTATATATGAATCCCGTTGTACCCTTCTCGAATAGTAGCTCTAGTAGCTCTAGTAGCTCTAGTAGCTCTAGTAGGCCCCATAATATATCACATTTGTTGCATGATGTTGATCCAGATACAGACCCTGAAGGGTTTGCGGCAAATCAGAGATTACAAAACAATTTCGACAATTTGCAAGCTGCGTTTAATGAAACGCATGGGATAAGTTGTGATACCCCCCCCAAATTATACTATACGAATGACCCAGAATATTATTTTATTAAAAAAGCCTTGCGTAAATATGGTTATGGTACGGGATTCCGCCCGGGTATGGAGGTAGAAGCGCGATTAAAAAGTTTGACAGACCGCACCGGTGACAGACTTGACCGAGCAAGAAGTTCAGCTTTGCGAACAGCTTCGAGCGTGAGTAATTATTTTTGGGGAACAACTCCATCAACGATAAGACCGGAGGACAGAAGTGTTCCAGTTTCATCCGTAGATGGGTCATCGTCGAATGATATACAAAAACTAGAACAAGAAGTAGGAAAAGTTAGAGGCATTAACATAATTAAAAGAATTAAAGGAATGATTTCACGAACGTTTAAATCAGGCGATATACCAGAGCTAAAAGAACCCAAAATGTATATTATTCCTTTTAAAAAAGGTACGAATGAACCTTCTTATGATGATGAAACAGAAATTGATTTGGCTCCTATTAGCGGTTTATGGGAATTTCAAATTATAAGAGCGTATGCATGTCCTAGCGGCGATACTAGCGACGATACTATCGGCGATATTAGCTTGTCTTCTTCAAATAGAACACTGGATGGCGGACCGACCGATAGTGTTCGAGCTGTATACGGAGATGGGGTATCATCGCAGGGTATCGGCGATATTAACTTGCATTCAGAGAGAACACTGGATGACGGAATGAACGATGATGTTCGAACTGTATACGGAGATGGGTCATCATTGAAGATTATTAATTTATCAGCGAAGACTATTGATGGCACGGGTGGAAAACCAAAATATAGAAAGAATATAAGAAAATCAAAGAAACATAATGCTAAAAAATTAAAATCACACAAAAAATCACACAAAAAATCACACAATAAATCACACAATAAATCACACAATAAATCACACAAAAAATCAAAATCAACCCGCAAGAAATAAATAGCCACACAATTCTGTATAAAATTGCCAGTAATTATATTATTATTTAGGAAAACTAAAATACTTTTTAATTATCAAGTATATTAGCCCATCAATAATTACCCCACCCTCTCCGATTTTTATAGAAATAATATTATTTAGGAAAAACCCAATAATATATTTAATAAATAGAATACTGCGATTTAGGAGTCCAAATAGTATTTAATAAATACATTTGCGTTAAATCACTTAAAAAAGAAGCATATTATAGTATATACTTACCAAGAAATGGTCAGACAAACTGTGCAAACTCCCGCTTCCGCCCCCGCTGTATCTAAGTCCGCTCCCGTTGTTCCCGAAAATGTCGTTTTGAGCGCCAAGTCTCCAAAGACTCCCAAGGCAACCAAGCCAAAGGACGTCAAGGAATCCAAAGTTGTTGCCCCGGTTGATGTTCCCGTTGTTGCCGTAGCACCTGTCCCAGTCCCCGTTGTCGCATCTACCGTTCAGGAACCAGTTGTAGATTCTCTAGAAGCTGTTGAAAATGCCACCGCAGTCAAGCTATCAGAGTTTGGCGCAAAAATCCAACAGGTTTCTAATATTTTGTCAACCCTCAAAGCAGACTTCAAGGCATTGGAGAAGTCGTTTGCCCGCGATTTGAAGGCCGCACAAAAGTCATCTGGCCGAAAGCGCAAGGTATCAAATGCTAACAGACAACCATCCGGATTCGCCAAGCCCACCCGTATCAGTGATGAGCTCGCCAAGTTCCTCGGCAAGCCAGTTGGAACAGAGCTCGCCAGAACAGGAGTCAGTAAGGAAATCAACAAGTATATCCGCGAGAACAATCTCCAAGACAAGACCAATGGCAGACTTATCCACCCCGATAGTAAACTTGCCAGTCTTCTCAATATCAAGGGAAATGATGAGCTGACCTATTTCAACCTCCAACGCTTCATGAAGCACCACTTCATTAAGGATGTTGTTGCCACTGCTTAAACTTTTCAAAACCGCATTGTAAAGAGTATATGTAGGAAACTACCAAAATTGTCAGTTTCTCATTGATTTGGTGAGGATAGCGAGAACGCATGAGTTCGGAACGACCGAACGTGTTCGAGATTTATTCGGAGATAGTTTATCATCGAAGGATATAGCGAGAACACCGGAGGTCGGAACGACCTAACGTGTTCGAGATTTATCCGGAGATGGTTTATCATCGAAGGAGATAGCGAGAACGCATGAGTTCGGAACGAACGAACGACCTAACGTGTTCGAGATTTATCCGGAGATGGTTTATCATCGAAGGATATAGGAATAAAAATATAAATAGCATTGAAACCATATAAATAATGTCATATACATATTATTTATATCATGCCCAAAGAGGAGAATATACAATTATCAGAAGCCATATCTACGACATTTGACGATAGAGTACATCGGTATGTCAGAGAACACTCGCCTAAATTGAGTATTTTAACGCCATGTTATGGTAGTATGTGTTATGTGAATTATGTAAACTGTTTAGTATCCACGTTATCCGTGTTTAAACAGTACATGTTTACTGTCGATGTCATTTTTTGTAAAAATGATAGTCTAGTTTCTAGAGCCCGCAATAATTTAATTGCAAAAGCTATGTCCGACCCAACTACAACACATTTATTATTCATTGACAATGATATAACATGGAATCCATATGATATTTTAAAATTGATTATTTCAGAGAAACCAATTATAGGCGGAGCATATCCACTTAAAAAATATAATTGGGATAAGATTGCACCTCCCGAAAACATTACGAAACTACTTACGAAAAAACACGAAAATGAAATGCTAAATAATATGATGTCCGATACAGAAATGATACGATATAATATTGTTTCGTATAACATTAATTATCTGGGGAACACAATGCAAATTGACGGAAATATATCCAAAGTTAAACATATCGCCACTGGATTTATGATGATACAGAGAACCACTATAGAAAAAATGATGAAGGCATTTCCCTCTACGAAATATAAGGATGATGTTAATTTCTTGGAAGGCCATGAAAATGATTTTGCATTTGCGCTATTTGATTGCGGTGTAGAAGATGGGCATTATTACTCCGAAGATTGGATGTTTTGCGAAAGATGGAATAAAATGGGTGGATGTATTTATTTAGATGTTAGTATTAATCTGTCGCACACCGGTATTGAAGATTATCACGGTTCGTATGTTTCTACTATTTTATAATATCTATAAATTATTTAAAAGAAACCCGATTATTAGTATCATACATGGTGTCCTTCCATTTTGACGCAAACAATACGTTTTGTATTTCTCTAGAAAAACATACAGAACGATGGAATCGAATGCAAGCCAGATTTCAAAAAGAGAACTTGGAAGTAACAAGATGGATTGCAACGACGCCCGAGACATTAACATATAATTTCCACCATTATTTGAGCCCGGGGGAGCGCGCATGCGCTCAATCTCATGTACGCATATGGAGACATATGTTAGCAAACAAACTGGAATATGCATTCGTCTTAGAAGACGACGCATGTTTCGATAAAAATTGGAGAACCAAATTGGCCGGGTTTCAAATCGACGACCCAGATTGGGATTTATTATTGCTAAATGCATCCGAACCAGTCGCCCCCCCGTTTGTATGGATGGACGTACAAGAACAATATTTAACTGCTGGATATATTTTGTCGTTGCGAGGAGCTATACGATTAATGCAATGGTTTGACGGAAACTTTGCATCATCGGATTGGATGACGAGTCGCCTGCAACAAAATAACCATTCCTATTGCTATTTCCCGTGGCTTATTATTCAAGAAGGGATGGATTCAACGTTGAAAAAACCCGGGGAAACCCATGATGCCGACCATGAAAAAGTGGTGCGTTGTTTAAAAGAAATAGAGTATGATTTATCCAATTATGGAGTCTAATCGGAATATGGGGTCGAATCGGAATATGGGGTCCTAATCGGAATGACATAGAATCAAATGCTGATTATTATAAAATCCTATATGGTGTTCGTTCTCTCGTATAATTCGTATAACATCCGGATTCCCTTTTATGATTTGTTTATTGATGATACGGAGAACATCGGGCTTTAATAGCCCGGTCGTGTAATAATTAGATACAATACTATGACGTATATAAGAATAAAAATATTCGCCATGTTGGTTTTCTTCCTTTTCAAAATACTTTTCTAAAGTATTTAGGATATGTTGCGCGAAAGTCGGTTTATTATATTGAATACATTTACTTATTCCTAAAAATAGTAAATATATAGAATGCATAGGGACCGAATAATTCGAAATAATCCCTTCATAATCCCCATAAAACAAATCAAATAGGTCCGGGTTCTCCCGGTGCACGATTGTCATAACGGCTTCATCCACCTGCCACCACTGTTCGCTATATATTTGCGCCGTTTTCGATTTGAATGCTTGGATGTATTTCTGTAGATTCGCTATATTTCCGGAGAACAATCCCCCGGCCATATGATGATATATATTGTGGAAAATATCTCTGGGTTCTCCATGTTCAACGAATGGATTGATACATAATTGTCGTATTTTATCGGGGACGCTGATTATCCAATCGTGTATTCTTTCGGGATTCTTCGCCACATGATTTATACCGAAATCCATCCATATAAAATGAGAACTTTGAAACGGATTGAGTGCAATAGCCTCTTCTATGAAATGAAACTTATTGTTATTGAGAACCACGTATAATGGAGTCTCGTGTTTTAAATCGCCATTATATATTGGATATATTTGTTGAAGTTCTCTTATACGGTCTACATCTTTATAGAAATAGGTATCGGATAGAGGTTGTTGAAATATATAGGTCTTATCTAAATAGGTTTTCCGTTTCTCCGTTATAAATGTGTATAGCTCATGGTCCGCGGGGTCGATGAAAAAAAGCACCGGGTATGGCAATTTCATTATATATTGTTCTGCAATAGCTAAATAATGGCTCTGTTGGCGATTGTCTTCTGGAGAACCTTTTTCTAATGCTCGTATATTGTAAAAGGCTGATACGATGGTCGGGAAATACATATATGCGTATATGTGTATATATGTATTGGGTGTAAGATTTAAATAATTTTATATAGTATTATGATTTGAATTGCTTGATGTATAATTTATATTGTATTTTGGAGAACCTCCAATAAATGATTCCATCTATGAATATGCACTTGATTGCTGGTTTGCATATATTCATATATTTTCCGTTTTTTCTCCATAAAATCCGTGTTATAGAACTTTGTATGTATATCTTCCCATGTATCAAAATACACAAAAAAATCAGCCAATTCCGGCTGATACCATTCCGCCAATTCGATGCTTTTCCGGACAAGTTCTCTATTTTTGGTTTTCTCTTCCCAATAATACCAATCCACCGTTGTTATCAATTCTTCTATAAATCTAGCCGACGGTATCAAATATACATTTCCATACCCTAGGTTCTCCCATAGTGATTGCACATTCGTTTGATACGGTAAATGAAATATACATTTATATTCTGATATCTGTGCTATATCGCGATATTTGGAGAACCCGGGGCCAAATAAATCATACTCTATTTTATTATCCGGCATTGCATTGATATAACTATATATCGGGCTACCGCGATTATACACAAACGCCTTATTATGAATGGGAGATACCGGTTCTCTCAATTCCGGTGTTAATCGTATAATATCTCCGTAATAAAACCGTATATTATGTAGCCCGGTATAATACTGGTCATACCGATTATCCGCGCAAAACCGGACGCGGGGATTTCGCGACATTTCGGAATACAATTGTATGAACCCGGGGCGGTCATAATCATGAGTATTGAACATCCCCCAATCAAACCGGTTGGTGACATATATGATTAGATTCAACGTATGTTTATCCATATTTTGTAAAAACGCGCGCGCATACATCGCCGTATCTGTTATTATTACGGTATCGAACTCTTTAGCAATATCTTGATAAGATGTCCACAAAATATCCGCATATTCTTGTGATATATGTAGTCGCAATGGGCATTTTATGGTGCACATCTGTTCTGGTTTTCCCAATAAAGCAAAAACGTTATTTAGGTTTGTTATTGTCCCTATATGGTTTGTTATATGCAATACTTTTTTCATTTATAATAAATGACAAAAGTTTATTGTTTATATTCTTTTAGCCATGGTTCTCATTTCACGGGTCGTTCATTCATTACTTATTTCCGCCCCGGAATATTCTATCCAATCGTCCAATGTAAAAAATACAAAATCATCTGGTAAAATCCAACCGGGGAAGACAAATTGGTCGTGGTCTTCTCGATTTTTAATATTTTGTAATATAGCTCTCCAATCCTTATGTGTAAACTCTCTGCTCATTATCGTTAAAAACTCTTCTTCTGTATGTTCTCCAGTTGGATTGCAACCGATTCCGGTATATAGTATTTTCATTGAATTATATGTAATATTATACGCAACCTTTATATGATTATTTTATATGATTATTTAGCACAATTGGTGGAGTATTACATATACATTGACAAAAACGATTGATTTTGCGGTTCATCGTTCTTGATAAACTTGTCCACCAATTGACGTGATACTGTAAATGGGAACTTAACCTCAATATCAATGTCCTTCATGAACATATTATCCCCCGGCTTCATCAATCGGAATAGATTGAGTTTCGTATGAATAATCTCCAAACAACGTTTCAAATTGCGCACACCACTTTCGCCCTTTGTCAGCGACTGACTCCCCGCAATATATTGTATAACATCGTCGGGAATAATGACATCGCCCTCTTGGAACGCAACTTGTTCTCGGATTTTCGGCAACATGTAATTTTTTGCAATAATGACCTTATCGTTGGCTTCATATCCTTTCGTTTGGATGCGATACATACGGTCCTTCAAAATGGAATTGACCCGGCTCTCGTCGTTATAGCTAAATATAAACAAACATTTACTCAAATCGAAACTTATTTCGGAGAAATATTTGTCATGGAACTCACTATTTTGCGATGTATCAGTCAAATGGGTCAATATTCCGATGATTTCTTCGCCCCGGGGCGTATCGCTAATTTTGTCCAATTCGTCGAAATAAATGACTGGATTCATGCATTTACTATCAATCAATATCTGCACGATTCTTCCCCAAGAACTGCCTTCATATGCATAGGAATGGCCCTCCAAAAAACTACTATCACCCGCTCCACCCAATGCAATAAAGGCAAACTCGCGCCCCAATATTTTGCTAATTCCGTCCTTGATAAGCGATGTTTTTCCTGTTCCGGGTGGTCCCTTAATAGCTATAGCCGTTCCCATAGCAGATGGATTCGAAATCCACTGCCCCACCATTTGCATAATTTGCATTTTGGCGTCATCTAAGCCATATACACAATTGTCTAAAATATGTTTTGCATTTCCCATAAAATTATGACACACGTCGGTTCCATCCGTTATATTCACCGAAAGCGATTTATATATATTGAATGGAACTTTCATAAAATTGTCCACCCAATTTTTGATTTTATAATATTCATTGTCGCCGGGTTCCATCATTTTCAATACATTCAATTTTTGCATAGCAATTGCCTTATATCTTGCGGGAATATTCGATTGCAATATAGCCAATCTATATGGTTTCTCAATATGGATATGACTGTTTATTTCCTTCATTTCTTTCATGATACGCACCTGTTCTTTGTTTGACAGACTTTTTTTGAAATAGTCCATTTCGTTCGTCATCTCGCGGTCTTTATGCACCAATTTGTAATACGATTTCGTATTTTTACTACGAGTTGTTTTAATGAGTTCTCGAATAGCATCTTTGCATTCCGATATAGCATTTTTCAATATTTTGCTATTCGGCCGTTTATGCAACTTTTCCGTCAGTTGTTTACGCAATTCCTGTAGCTCACCATATTCGTTTTCTACATCCACTTCTTCGGGTTCTTCCAGTTTTTTTTGTTGAGAATCGTTTTTCTTGTCCGTTTTCGACTTTTTGGATTTCACCAATACCTCTTCTTTAGGCATTTCTACCTTCTCGTAGGTTTCTTTCATAAATGTTTGTTCATCCTGACTATTGCATTCTTCATCCTCCGTATTTTCATCATATTCATCGGAATAATCATATTCGTCATCATCATAGTCTTCTGCACCACCCCCTCTTATAGAAAATACTATGTTAACCGCATTTTTGGCTTTGCGCGATGATGCGCTTTCTTCGCCATCAGATTGTTCTCCACTTGATGATTCGGTTGCGGAATCGTTATCAGACTCGCTTTCGTCTTCGCTTTTCTCGACTACTGTTTTTTTTGGCAGGCGTTTTTTCGATTGTTTATTAGCGGGTTCTTTTGATTTTTTTTTAGTAGATATTTTTTTATTTTCCGGTTCCGAATCCGATTCAACCTGTTTGTCTTTACTTATTTTTTTCGACATATATTTAGATGGAAACAATTGCGCCAATGTTTTCCGAAACTTCTTTTTATTAAATCCCGGGTCTTCTTCGCATTCTTCGACCGAATCGGTGGATTCGTCTTCCTCTTCTTCACTGGATACTTTTATATTACGATGCAACTTTTTTTTGGGGGGACTATAACTGGAGTCGGATTCGGAAGCAGTGGAATATATAGTTTCGCTATCGGATTCGGATGGACAACTATCACTTTCTGGTTCGGGCTTATTTTTACGGAGACGTTGTTTTTTGTCGTTTTTTTTATAGGGTTTCATCTCGGTTTTCGGCATATTATACTATATAAATGTTCTGGTTATACATTATATGTATATAAACGTTTATATCAATTTATAAAATATACATATTGTTATGCACTATATTTTATATATGGTCTCATAAAATTGATTATATAAATAATAATATAAAAATATAGTATATTATTATATAGTATTTATTATGACCACATATCAACAAGAGACAAAGATGAGTATGCATGCAAATACTTCCAAAATTATCGGGGTTCAGTTCAGTATGTTATCTCCGGAAGAAATCCGCCGAAACTCGGTTGCCGAAATAACATCCCGCGATACATATAACAATAATAAACCAGTTATTGGCGGATTATTCGACCCGCGCATGGGTGTTCTCGAAAACGGATTGATTTGCCCTACGGACGGTCTCACATACATTGATACTCCCGGATATTTTGGACATATTGAAATGGCTCGTCCGGTTCTCTTTATTCAGCATTTGAAAGAAATCATGAAAATCTGCGGATGTATATGTTTCAAGTGCAGTAAACTTCGTATAAACAAATCGCAACATCGGCATATCGAAAGTCGTCAAGCTAGCGACCGATGGGATTATGTTTCCAAATTGGCCACAAAAGTCAAACGATGCGGAGAACAGACCGATGACGGGTGCGGATGCAAACAGCCCGATAAAATCAAACTAGAGGGAATGGCAACTATCTATGCAGTTTGGGAAAAGATGGAATCCGGTGGCGATGGTGATAAAAAAATCAGCATTAAACTCACTCCCGAAATTATACTCAAAATGTTCAAGCGTATTTCCGATGAAGACGTTTATTTTATGGGATTTAATCCTCAATGGTCTCGCCCAGAATGGATGATTTGTCAGGTTCTCCCCGTTCCTCCACCCGCGGTCCGACCTTCGGTCAAACATGACGCCCAGCAACGCAGTGAAGACGACCTGACTCATATCTATAGCAATATCATCAAGACCAATACCGATTTGATGAACAAAATCAACGACAATGCGAACCCCAGTGTTATAGAGGGTTTGACAACCGTATTGCAATACTATGTTGCGATGATTGTCAACAACAAGGTAAAGGGCGCCGTTCCGATGGCTCAACGTTCTGGTCGACCACTGCAATGTATTATGGGTCGTCTGAATAGTAAAAACGGTCGTATTCGAGGAAATCTCATGGGAAAACGCGTCGATTATAGTGCCCGTTCGGTTATTACCGGCGACCCGAACTTGTCGATTCGCCAACTCGGTGTTCCGAAGAAAATCGCCACAAACATAACTAAACCGATTACGGTTAACGACCTCAATCGCGCATTCTTATTGCAACTCGTCAAAAACGGACCGGATGTATATCCCGGGGCGAAGAACTTGGAGCGTCAAAATGGAATGAAGATTTCTCTGCGAAATGTAGACCGCAATAATATAACACTACATAATGGTGATATTGTTCATAGACATATGATGGATGGCGATGCCGTATTATTTAATCGTCAACCTTCTCTCCACCGAATGTCAATGATGTGTCATATTGTGAAGGTTATGGAACGTGGCGACACATTCAGAATGAATGTAGGATGTACTCGGCCATACAATGCCGACTTCGATAAACTCTCTGTCGAAAACATGGAGCGCTAAAAACGTGATACTCCATAGTCTTTACTTTACAGTAGAGGCGAAACACCTTGTTGCGGGGAGTCCCTTAGAGCCACCACTACTAAGTCTATGTTGGAAACTCATAGATGGCCGAGATTAGAACTCGGGTATAGTAATAATGTGGGGGATTGGGTAATCCGCAGTGCTACTTCCTAAAGTCGCCTGGCAGACTATGGAAGGCATTCAGAGACTGAACGGGTGTTGGTAGACTATGAAGGATTAGCCATCCTGAGTTTGCTTAAGATACAGTCCGCCCCCTTTGGAAACTTTGGGGAATCATCGGGAGATGAAATGAATATGCATATGCCACAGAATGTATTGGCAGAAACAGAATTGAGACATTTGGCAGCTATTCCATACCAAATTGTCAGTCCAAGTAGTAATGCGCCTATTATAGGCATCTATCAAGATTCGCTTCTCGGGTCTTATCGATTCACGCGTCCAGGCATTCGATTTTCGCCCAGAGACGCAATGAACCTTCTTATGATGTTTCCACATGTAAACGTGGATGCATTCAAAGATAAAAAGGAAATAACCAACTTCGATGTTATGTCGCAAATCTTACCACCCATGACCATGTCATACAAAACCAAGCTATTCGAAGAAGGCGAAGATTATGGAACATCTAACAATGTCCTGGAAATCCGCAAAGGAACATATGTGCGAGGACAGATGGAAAAATCATTACTAGGCGGAAGCTCTAAGGGTTTGATTCATCGGATATATAACGATTTCGGCAATATGGCCGCATCCGATTTCATCGACAATATACAAAACATTATAACAGAATATATGAAATCCAGTTCATTTAGTGTCGGTATTAGCGATTTGATTGCGGATAAAGATACCGCCAAGAAAATCATCCAGGCCATCGATATCCAGAAACTGGAAGTGCAAAGTCTCATCAACAAGGTACATCTGGGTATTTTCGAAAATAATACCGCATCATCGAATAATGTCGAGTTTGAAACCCAAGTCGGTAATCTGCTAAATGAAGCAACCAATCAAGCCGGTAAAAAAGCCCGCGAAAGTCTAAGCAAGGATAACCGATTCTTAATGATTGTCAATTCCGGTTCAAAAGGGTCGCTCATCAATATTTCGCAAATGATATCGTGTTTAGGTCAACAGATGGTGGATGGCAAACGTATTCCATATGGATTCGATAGTCGTACACTTCCTCACTATAGTAAGTTTGACGATTCGCCAAAAGCTCGCGGATTCATTGAAAACTCCTATATCTCTGGGTTAACTGCTCCCGAATTATTCTTTCATGCTATGGGTGGTCGTATCGGTCTCATTGATACTGCTGTGAAAACATCGCAAACTGGTTATATTCAACGCCGTCTTATTAAGGGTCTGGAAGATATTAAAGTCGAATACGATATGACAGTTCGCAATAGTAAGGGTAAAATTATCCAGTTTGCATATGGTGAGGATAATATCGATACGGTCAAGGTCGAAGACCAAGCTATACCTATTGTTGGGATGAGTTTGGAAGATATTTATATGCATTTTGATATCGCCGGATTAACCGAACGCGAAACCGGGCTTCTCGAAATCTATAGTAAAGGAACAATAACCCGCATGAAAAAACAGCGAGAAGCTACGAAACAAGTATGCATGAAATACATTAATACTATGATTCACGACCGAGAACATTTAGTGGAAAAATTGTTTAAAAATCGCGACGAAAACAATGTACGCATCCCGGTTGCATTCCAATATGTTATAGCAAATATTCAAGGGCAACTCGGACTTTCGCCCAATTCCGTTGTCGATATAACACCTTTGGAAACCTTTCAGATTATCGAGCAATATTACACGAAATTGAGTCGTTCTTATTACGCTGCCCCAACGCGTTTGTTTGCTATATTGTATTTCTACTATTTGTCGCCAAGAAACTTGTTGGTCGCCAAGCGGTTCAATCGCAAAGCATTGACCCTGCTGTTAGAAACAGTAGAATTGAAATACAAACAATCTATTGTACACCCCGGGGAAATGGTGGGCGTTATTGCGGGGCAATCTATTGGTGAACCTACTACCCAGCTGACTTTAAACTCGGTGACATATGAAACGGAGATTATTGTTCGAAATAATAATGGACAAATATCAAAATTGGAAATTGGAGATTTCATTACACATCATATTGCTAAATCTAAAACCGTCGATTATAATAATGAAAAGGACACAACTTATGCAGAAATGTCTGAAATGTTTGAAGTTCCATGCGCAAATGAGGAGGGTCAAACGGTTTGGCGAAAGATTGAAGCAGTGACTCAACATCCAGTTATCAATGAAGACGGAACCAATACTATGTTAAAGTTTACAACAGAAGGTTGTCGTCAGGTTATTGTTACCAAAGCAAAATCCCTATTGAAATTGTTGGACGGTAAAATAGTTCCAGCAAATAGTGATAGTTTTGCAGTAGGCGACTATTTACCAGTATCTAGGAAAACATTGATATACAATAGAAGGCTTAAATTGAATTGCGGAAAACCATTATTACAAAGTGATTATATCAACACATCCCAGATTGTTCCCAATAATATTAACGGTAAAAACATTATGGAACAACGCGGTGGCCGATTTATGGATATAGAGTTTGATAAAATTGTATCGATTACAGAAGTCGAAAATACTACTAACTATGCATATGACTTGACAGTAGAAGATACTCGCAATTTTGATTGTGCAAATGGTCTATGTCTTCGCGATACTTTCCATTTGGCTGGTGTTGCTTCTAAATCCAATGTGACTCGTGGTGTTCCGCGTATTGAAGAAATCCTGCGTTTAACGAAAAACCCCAAAAATCCATCGCTCACCGTTCACTTGAAACCGTTGGACGAAGGCGATAAAGACAAGGCCATAATGTTCGCCAATATGTTGGAACATACGAAACTCATCGATGTAGTCAAATCCGTAAAAATCTGTTTCGACCCGAAGGAACGCAGCAGTCTTATCGAAGAAGATGGCCTACTTATGGAGCAATACTATGAGTTTGAAAATCTGATGAAAGAATGCAATGGCGACGATGACGATGCCGACCCGGTGCCGAAATCAAAATGGATTATTCGCATGGAATTGGACGCCGAGCAATTATTGGACAAAAACATAACAACCGACGACATCCATTTCGCCATCAAGAACAGTTATCACGGAAAAGACATAACATGTGTATATTCCGACTACAATATGGATAAATTGGTGTTCCGTATTCGCATGAATAGTTCCGTATTTGCAAAAGGCCGTAATCGCATGAAGTTGAAGGGTATTGTCGATTCATTGGACCAATCAGATGAAATCTATATATTGAAAAACTTCCAAGATACTTTGCTAAATAATATTGTATTGCGAGGAATCAATGGAATTGCCAATGTTATCCCACGCAAATTGCAAAATATGGTGGTCAAAGATGAGAGCAAATATGCGCGAAAAGATATATGGGTATTAGATACCACCGGGTCCAATCTATTGGAGACCATGTCATTGGATTTTATTGACAATACTAGAACCTATAGCAATGATATCAAGGAAATATTCGATGTTCTCGGAATCGAAGCCGCGCGCCAAATCATATACAATGAAATGAATGATGTCATGGAGTTTAGTGGCGGTGTATACATAAACTATCACCATCTCAGTCTATTGTGCGATAGAATGACTTGCACCAAAGACATGGTCAGTATTTTCCGTTCGGGTATCCTAAATGACGATATTGGACCTATTGCGAAAGGAACCTTTGAGGTTCATACCGAAGTCTTCTTGGATGCGGCCAGACACGGTGAGTTCGACCATATGCGCGGTGTTTCCGCGAACGTCATGTGTGGGCAATACGGATACTATGGCACAAATGCGTTCAATGTGGTTTTGGATTTACAAGAAATGGCTACATTGGGTGAAGCAATGGTTAATACTACCGTCGTATCCGATGAATTGGACAAGTTGCAGAACAAGAAGATGGAAGAAACGGGGGAATGTAGTATTCCTAAACTAACCATCAAGACCAATATAACAAATATAACGGGAAATAATACGACGGGATGCGATGATGACTACAATATGGGATTTTAATCAATCGTCGAATAATGTGTGTAAATACGATATATGGTGTGTGTGTGTGTGTATAAAATTGAAATATATTTTCATTTACAAACATAATGTATTATACAATTCTATTATCATACCACATACCGCCTATACAAATACTAAAATGATTGCAAACACACTCGATGATAATGGTAAACCACTTCTGCTATTACATCGCGCGCCCGGGGCGCCCGGTGCCCCGTCTTGGGCCGAAAAGGTCGCGAAAAATATTCCCGAAGAAATAAAGCGTGTTATTGACGAAGAAACACGACTTTCAGCAGAGAAAAAAGCACAAGAAGCCCAAGCCAAACGAGAACTATGGAAAAAACGTTCTGCCGACCGCGAAGACCGGATGAAAAAACAAGCGGAAGCACGAGAACAACAACACGTAGCCAATATGCGGGAAAAATACGGAAAATATTGGTATAACGTGGTTGTCGGTGGACCGGAAGATTGCGAAATAGCGCAAGAATTGTGCCATAAGGATTTACTCGACTACGAACACGATAAACGAGTCCAATACATAAAAGAGATGAAATATAAAGCGGAGAAGAATAAAAACAAACAAACTGTGTCATATGCGGAATATATGGCCATGTCATGGCCAGACGACGATTTTCTGCCAGAAAACCATCCAATCCGACAAAACTTTGCCTTATATGCATCGTGGGCAGCCAATTCGTATTACTCAAAATACGGTAAAATGCGACCCGATAATCATTTCCTAGGAACTGCATGGGGTTCTGAACTCAACCCGGAAGTGGTTGAAAGAGAACGCATCGCCGAAGAAAAAAAATACAAAGAACTAGGAAAACCAGTTCCTAGAGGAAGATATGGCAAAATAATTGGATATGATATAGCGGAGTTTAATAGATAATTTATTTGTTGGTATGTTCACAAAAGTATATGTTTATGTTTTATATGCACATGATTGTAATAAATTAACTACGTATGTTTTTTATTGCTGAACCGAGTATTGATATCGTTTATCTTCGTTTATGCTGTAGTTGTCTGTAATACGAATAATTTTATGGGGTTTTATAATAGCAAGTTCTTTTGTCGGGCTATCGTAAATACATGAGTATTGTGCATAGGTTATTTCCATATATTCGTGAGGCGACGCCGTTTGAATACGTTTTACTATATAGACATAGCTCGATTCAGAATAATCGTATGACACATGGCGGGCAAAGAAGTTTTCCAATTGTTGATGAATAATAGAGGTTTTGGTTTTACAGCGAATATTGCGAATTATTCTTCGGGGATAAACCGGATATTGATAACGCATCGTTATTTGGGCGGACATTTTTCACACGAATTATCAGAATAAAGTAAAATATTATTCATTATTTATATGAATAATACTTCAATTTTATGAACTTATGGAATATCACAGGAGGTATGGATGCGTTCATCGGTTTTTATATAACACATATCCACCAATCAATGGATAGGTTATTGGAAAAAATATCCCCGTTATAATTCCAATACCAGTATAACCTACTACATTCATAAAGGATTCGTTGGCCTTATTATTGTGTGAATATGGCGTTGCGGTTAACCCTATTACAAATCCAAACAATGTAGTAGATGGAACAAAGAATGGTAATAGCTCGATATATATATTTTTAAACATATTCAATCGAGAACCGCTCATGTTATGTTATAATATATATTATATACGACCACTAGTGTTTATATGGTTTTACACCTTTTTACATTTGAAACGCCTATGTTGTTATCTTTTGTGGTAAAGGGTCTGTTTTTCCACAATCGGGACATACAGTATATTGAGAACCCTTTTTAGGTTGCATAATAATAGACCGATTAAAACGTATTTTATTTGTTTCTGTCCATCCATACAATCTAGCAATTTCTTTTGCTTTTGTATAGTCTCCGTATTTTAATAAAAAATGTTCTAATATATCACCTTCATCTAAATTTGCTCTACAATGTTGACACGTGCATTCCATATAATATATTCTTATTCTTATATTCTTAATATATTCTTATTCTTATATTCTTATTATGACAATATAATTGGCATTTGAAATGTAAAAAGGTGTAAATAATCAGTTTACGCGTTCATTTTTTTCGGACCAATCTTGTATGCATCCAAATACTCTTTTAAAGTCTGTATATGCAAAGGGGATGGAGAACCTGCGGTTGCAATAGCCATAGATTGATATATACTATAAAAACGATTCATATGTGGCGCGGTGAATCGCACCCCGGGTAAAATCAATTGATATTCCATCTCTGCGATTTTAGTGGGAGAACGGATAAAATAGTATATATCTTTTTGCGGATTGCCACCCATAATAAGCCAATCTATTTTATCATAAAACAATGATTTCAACGATGTCGACGCGAACAATACTATAGGTAAAGACAGTATATTGGCTAAAACCCATATGTCTAAATCAGACACGTAATATCCTTCACTTTTAACGACTTGTTCAAATGTCGCGTTTCCTTTGAATAATTTGGTTTTCCCTTGACTACTTAAAACCGCCATTATTTTTGCCTTATATCCAGGAAACTCAAAATACTTGGAATATCCTTGCAATAATAAATCCTTCATATTTTCGGTAGTTATTTGCACGGCCGGTTTTTGTCGGTCGGTCAAAATATTATTGCAAATGAAAGACAACATATAAAAACTACTTCGTCCGGTTGCGTAAAAACGATATTCTTCTGCAGTATTATAAAATAACCTCCCCCATAAACTGGTCGTCGGATGCCCCTGCACGTTTTTTAATTTCTCTTTCACATAATCCATATTTAGCGTATTTGGCAATTCAATATCAGGAGTTTCCTCCAGTTTTCGCTGTTCGGCAACGGTTATAGGATTATTCGTGTATTTTTGGGAGAACATGGGAACCGCGTTTTGATAATCAATATTTTTCAGATATTTATTCGTATTAAATCCTACAATATCTTTGAAATAATCCGCGTTTAATAGAGATTGTAATAACAACAATTCATTATCGTAAATAACATACTCGCTATTTCCTATAGTCAAATAATTGCTAGAACTTAACATAAACAATTTAATACGCGTATTTCGAATTAACTCGTCCGCCATTCTAGCATAATATATTTTTGAATTGGATACTGAGCTTCCTAATAAATGCGTTTTTGGTATCATTATTTTACCGGAACCCGTATCTGTAAAACAAACCATATCACCGGTTCCGCTCATATTCATACATTGTTTTTCTATATCTTCTAATATATCATCATCTATATCAGCAAACTCAATACGGTTTCCGACTAAATCATCGCGCAATGCAATCGTTATATTTGTCAGTTTTTCTTTATATGTTAAATGAATGTTATCTAAAATACCCGTGATTTCTTTGCGGATATTTCGGTTCTCATATTCCGATAATAAATTACGTATAACACTTCTGAAATATGTATAATATCTGGTTTCCAGGTCGATTTTACTGACAATCGATTGTCGAATCAAATCGCCCGTCTGAGAAGTTGTTATAGCAGTATCGGCTGCCAAATAAGATATATTATTGATATTATCCATATAAAGGAGGTCTTCTCCTTCTTTTGCTAAATAATTATGTGAATCCACGGATATAATACCATCATCGAAAATGTTCTCCGAAATAGGAGATATAGGAACAAATTGATTTGTCTCCGTTATAATACCGACTATCATTCCGTCATCCAATACTTTCATTTCCGGATGACATAATATTTTCCCGCGGGTTTCTGTATGAAGAGATATAAGCGAGTCTCGAGTTGTTTCATAATCCGACCACATGGCATCGTCGTCCATCCATTTGTGCGATATATCCACCGATGCAGCCGATGGATAGGTAGGAATATATGTTCCCACAGGATATTCCGACATATCTCCGGATAGGGTTGCTCGCGTAGATGATATAATAAGACCCACTACTTTTCCCTGATAATTCAATACTTCATGTAATATGGTGTATTTCAACGGTTTTAGTATTTTACCAATCTCCATTGCAGTTATATTTTTCTTGAAATTGTATTGTTTTGGTAGACCAGGTAGGGGCGCGCAATATTTATTAGTGGTTTTTTGTATAATATTTAGCACATATTTTACATTATCGGGAGTATTGAAATCGCTAAATGCTTTTATAACATTGTTGTCTTTTGCATATCCGCAAATAAGTTCATAAAATGTTCCATGTTTGTTAGATTGTCGCAATAGTATTATGGTTTCTTTTGCAGGGTCATAGAGAACATTGTTTTTAGAATGTGTCGGACAGACTATTTGTATATTATCTCGGATATCATCTTTAGGCATTTCTAAAATAACCAAATTGAAGCCACCTTTCATCAATTTATCGTCGGGTTCACATACAATATCCCATAAATACGTATGGTCGATTTCAATCGTTTCATCTGCCAAGTATTTCTGGAAGTTCTCAAAAGCGGCAATAGTATCATTTAGCAAATTAAATTGATTTTCGTTATTCAAATCGATATTTTTATAAAATCCACTATTTATAATGGCCGGATTATTATAATCAATCTCGCCTATATCTATTCTTGCGGGTTTAAACGTCGATAGTAGAGAACCATTATACGATTGAACAAAATGGTCCAATGTCAATGTATCCACGAGTATTTGTTTCATTTCGCGAATGGTCGGCGTCTTTTCGAGGTCGTGTTTGTATGCATACATAACTGCAACGCACCCTAAAAAAGACTGGACTTCATTGTTTTCAGAACCCTGGCGCACTAAACTTTCGACTCCGTATCGTAATAAACATATGTCTTCTGTATTAAACGGGGTTTTGTTTTTTTGGTTATCCTCCGTTTTAGCAATACATTTATTATTATCTTCGTGGAAAAATGCCTGCACCGAAAATGGTAATAGACCCCATCTACCGGGTCCAATATTGATTTTATCGATACCCACTATATAATTTTCCGGTTTGTTCGTTTTGAGGGGACGTGTTGCTTTCGTATTTAGCGGAACGCCGTCTTTATCGGTAGGTTCATCCGCATCATCTGGTTCGGCCTCCGCACAGGTTTCCATATGTTTATTCCATAACCCTGACCTCCATCCGCTATAACAACATGGTAAACAGTGTCCGTCCGCCGTCTTTTTCGTGAGAACTGCCGGGTTATGGTCATTATATCTTCCGTCCGCCTTAATGTGTTTTTTACTTTTAAACTCAATGACATAAGCTCCATTCGGGACAACCTCGGCGTCATCCGGAATAATATTATGGGGATATGGGTTCGTTCCACACTTACCTGCACGCACTTCTTCTTCAGTCATACTCATATTGGTTTGCAAACACCAGTACCGTGGACATATATACCAGTATTTTTTATTGGGGGTAGTGCCATATCGTATTGCATGTTGATAAGATTTAGAGCCTTTGCCATATTTAGCGTCATTTTCATCGATACGTGTCTTTTCTTCATCCGTTAAAATAATAGGTTGTTTTTTGGCGGCACTTTGACATAGTGTGGAATAATTCGTAAACTTTCCCGACTTTGTGGTGAATAAAAAGGGTTCGCGCTTTTGCATACGGCGTTCAAATATATTGGGGTTGTGCATAGACACTCCATCCCATCCAACCCTATACGGTTCTCCTGTTTTTTCTCCCTCTTTTTGAACGAGTTTTTCTTCATTTTCGTCCAACAAATCATTTAGCAAAATGTCATTGGTTATAATATTTTGCACCTTTTTCTTTCGCCCACCTCCTTTGAATAAATCATCGGCTTCTTCTTCATCCTCTTCCCCGTAAAATAACGCGTCATCATCATCATCGTCGTCGTAATCGCCAGGTTCGGGCGCTTTAGCATCTTTAAATAAATCATCATCTTCATTTCCATCTGTATCGTCTAATTGCCGGACTTTTTGCGTAGAACCAATATCATCATTGCCATCGGTTATATATTTTTCTACATTCAATATTGGAGCGAACACAATCGGCGCAACAACCACATTGTTTTGTATATGCGTTTTATCTACCCCCACTTTCATTTTAGCGGCGGTTTTACATATAGCATCTATATCCATTTTTAATACATCGGTTGTAGTTGAATGTTGCGTCATACGTAAAAAGCTGTCAATATACATGTGCAATATGCGAATATATTCTATATTTATGATATTATCCACCTCTATTACTATATGGTTCTCCTCTTTATCGTTATACATCATAGTTTGAAATCCGGGGACATCAATCACCTCATTGCTATTATCTTGGGTAATCGTTTCCAGATATTTGCCCAAGATTTGTTTAGCGTCTTCATTTGATACTTGAAAGTTCTCCATTATGTTTTTAATGATTATTTCTGCATTGTCGGTTTGTTTATACAAGGTTTGAATATATAGCATTTTAGCATCCATTTCTTTAAAGTTCTCCACTCTCTTAAAAACCATTTTAGCAACTTTCGATATATTCGGTTGATAAATAACAAATAAACTGGATAAACATTTGATATATTGCTGTAAATGGGTTAGTTCCTTTTCAATCATCATTTTCGCAATATATTTCATATTCAATACTTTTACCGTGTCGTGGTATAAATCTATAAACATCGGTATTTTGTATCCCGACTTTTGTAAAAACACATTTATATTATTTATTACGGGGTTGACGGATGACCGTATCATTTCGCTCAATTCGCTGGGCAATAAGGGTTTTGATAAATCGCCATATACATGAATATTTCCATTGTCTAAAAAATCAATATATATCTCCTCCATTATATCACGCATGGCGACATACAACGATATCTGATTTCCTTTCCCCAATTTTCTAGCCAATCGCAATATCTCTTGTTCGCTCAATTTCGGTATTTTTTTGCCGTTTTTCGATATTTTATCGACAAACAATCTATAAATATTTTCGCGCATACTCCCCGGGTTATATTTTATGAAGGGAATGGTTTCCGTCGCATGGATATTTTTAAATATAATTTCTAACGGAAGTCTTGCGCGTAAGTTGGTATCTAACATAACAGAATAGGATTGTATACCTCTGTCAATATAGGTTAAATCCGACCGTCTTTTATGATATATGTCATAGAATAAATCGATTGTTTTGTATAATTCAAATGCGTGTTTATCTATTTTCGTTTTAGCCGTTTTTAGAATGGTTTCTTTTTTTGCGTGTAATTGTTCTAGAGTTGCAACCCGGTCATTTAAAAACAGAAAGGGGAAATAGGATTGTATAACAACCGCATCCAATCCATCGTCCGGAATAACGGATTGGTTATAGGTTAATACATTTTCGGCTAAACATACATATATAATATTATCAACGGGAGAACCATAATTTAGCAATAACATATTGTCAAATACCGTCAATGTATTCGATTTCGCAGGATTATATAGCGGGTGGGAACCAATACGATATGGGTTAACCGAAAAAGTAAAATCGTGATATTTAGGGAACTTTTGCCCGACTGGTATAGAAACGACGTATTTGTTTTTATCATTATGTGATTGTATATCGTCTGGTTCTACTATCCCATGTCCAACAATGTTGATTATTTCGTCATATGTATATACCGACTTTTCGGATGAAAGGTCTTTCGGAATAGCTATATGTAGATTGTGCAATAGTTGTATTAGTTGGTCTCGCGAGAAGTCATTTCGCCAATAATTGGTCATATATTGATATACCTCCATCATGTCTACACGTTTATAGACGGACATAAACAAATACAATTCATTATAAGATATTACGTTCTCACCGATAGCTTTTACGATTTTATTTTTAATAACTCTTATAGAATCATCGGGATGGATTTGTTGGTTCGTATCTATAATTGGTATACCATAATATTTCGGAGATGGTTTACCATCGAAGGGAATCGTCGGGTATACATTATGCGATGAAGATACACCGTCGACGCCACCACCATCACCACCACCACCAGCGTTCGTTCCTAGGGGGGTATGTATAGGCGTTTCCCCCGAAAATACATATATTTTTTCAAGAGCCCCATGTGCATCTAAACAATGAACTTTGAAAACATTCATACTTATATATTTTTGTGTTATTTTTTTGTATAGTTATAACTCCATAACATTATTATGTGGCAAAAACAATACATAATAATGGGTTCTCATCGCGACCTCGAGGTTTTCCCGGGGCCGTCCCGGCCCCGGGCCGTAGGCCCGGTGATTCTCTATTTACCAAAGGTTAAGCATGATACATACAATATATTCATAATACACACATGAAACATCGTAGTTAATAATACTATTTTGATTGAGTTATCTTTCTCCATACAAAACTCCTGCGCTATTTCCCGTGCTAGTTCCTGTCCTCGTTTATGTGCTAGTTCTGTGGAGCTCATTCCAAGCTCCGGTATTTTCACTATGTTATTGGAAAACTCATTCTTATCAATACATATATCATATCTTATTTTGTATATAATAACACCCGCCACAGAACTTATCATAAGGGTATAAAAGTGAGCATTATCCAAGCAATAATACCCTTTATACATAGAGTTTGCTACACTCATACCAAATGCGATATTTTTCGCAGTTTCAATCGACCTATAGTTGGAATATTCGTATATTATATATAATATCAAACCGCTATTTATCGTCGAATTATTTAAATGGCTAGCGCTAATTAAAAATATAGAAGCGTAATCAAACTGCACGTATAGTGGTTGAAACTCGCTGGCATTGCATAAAAATGACGCTATAATCAATAATATATGCGATATTTTATACCAAACGAACTCCTCTCCGCCATATAGGGATTTATAAAAAGAAAATATAAATAACAATGAAGAAAACCCTTTTATTATATTCATTCCTAAATGATATGCAATAATATATTTAAGTATTTTACATAAATATTATCGTCCATTTGCAACCAGCGCGCTCGCGCGCGCACACATACATACATTGCTACATATTATAGAAAATCATATGCGGAATGGATTCTGTTATTTAATATCATAATATGGGTTATCGGAAATCGTCATTCCGCAATATTCTTGCGGTTCTTCTTTATAATTTTTTGGAGTGTGTATACCGGCATCTTTAGCATTTTCTAATAAAAACTTAAAGTTCTCCCAAAAATCGCTTTTATGTCCGATAGACTTTGTAGAAATGTGCGATAGTTCATGTATTGCTACAAATGTTAGCGTATGTTCATCGATTAACTCTTCGTTATTCTCCTTTTGTTTATTCAAGCAAAATGCGACCTTCTCTCCTTTGTTTTCACTATATGCAGTGAGCTTACTGGTTGGTAAAGTTTCCATTATTTTTTTTGGATTAAACCCGGTAACTAGTCGTTTTACGTTTTCATTATCTCCGTGGGTCTCGTCCATATATTTGACTAAATGTCGGCATTTTTCCGTAACTCTTGCTAAAAGGTCGGCTGCTTTATCTAATTTCGTTCTATCTCTTACACAATACTGGTTTCCATCTATAGTAGATACGATACATTTTAGTTCTCCAAATCCTTCTACTGAATATATAAAAATACTAACACCTATCATTATTCCCACGATTATATAAGCTAAACAATCTATCGTATTCATTACAATTATCTTATATTATTATGATATTTTTACAGAGACTAGTTTTTATATATAGGAAACTGACAATTTTGTCCGTTTTCCATCGTTTTGGTAGTGAAAGGGTTATAAAATATGTGTGCACGTTCTGTGTATTGTTTTAATATCGGGAATATTTTTTCCTAATATACATAATGTCATATTTTCCCTGTTCAAATATTTTTTTATAACATCGTGTATGTGCTGTTGTGTTATATGCTTATAGTATTTTTTATATCTATCGCGATAGGATGTAAACTCTCGTGGGGCAGTAGAGTGGCATGGTTCATCATATAACATGAATCGGCTCCCGTTATAGAAACATGCATTCGTATTTATTTCTTCAGATAACACCATACTCCCATGTAAGTTTTTTTTAGATAATTCTAGTTCGGCTTTAGAAACCCCATTTTTTTGCAAATCTGTAATAATATCCACTATTAAAGGTAATACCCCTTTACCATGTCCTTTATGAACTAATATTTTATCTGGGTCTGTTTCGGCGGATATAGTGAACTCGCCTAAAATATCGTAATATTCCGTATATGCTTGCGATGTATACGTTAATCCGTTTTTTTCTCGCAAAGTAGTAAACAATCTAGCATTCATATATCCACCCAAAATATTCTTTAAAACATTCAGAGCATATTTATCTTCCGAATATTGAGAACATGCGCGAAATCCAATAACCAAATGCATCGTATGTATATCCTTACGCTTGTGTAATATAACTTGCAGTTCTTTTTGGTCATGCAATTCGCCTAAATGCCTACATGGCTGTATATATGGGTCATTGTGTTTTACTTTATCCTTCGATGATAAACCATCTCCGGATAAATCTCGAACACTTCCGGTCGTTCCGACCTCCGGCGTTCTCGCTAAATCCGTTTTCATGATTATTTTTACCAATCTAGAGAACGGTATATTAGAAACAATACTAATACCTATGTTATTCGGTCTATAAAACGTTTTATAGAATTGAACTACGCTGTCATATGTCAATGAGTTTTTTGAATGATATGATAATGTATCTATAGGGTTCTCATATGGAGTCCCTTTATAAATACTAGAATCAACCAATTCTGATATAGTGTTTCGCGCATTATCTTTTCGTAGAATGGATTCCTCGACCACTATTTTTTTTTCTTTTTCGAAGTCGGTTCGATTAAATACAGAGTTCGTTAACATATCAGCCAAAACGATTATGCAATTACTAACATAACTATCATGACATTTTACTATATAGTTTGTATAAGATTTTTCAGTAGTTGCGTTAAAATACGCACCAATTTCATCAAATGTTCTCGATATGTCTTTTGATAATGGACGGTGTTTCGTTCCCTTAAATAACATATGCTCTACTAAATGAGATACGCCTCGAATATCTTCGGATTCCATGGCAGAACCTACTTTGCAAAAAATCTGTATATCAGAAACGGAAATATTATTCAACGACTTTTCATAAATTAGTCGTAAACCGTTCGGAAACGTATGGGTATATATCATTTTTATATAATAAATTGATACTATAAATGTATCTGTTTATTTAATATTGAAAGACGCTAGGATGAATAACCGGGTATATTCGTTGAATATTTAATACCCACCGGCACCGAGTTCAAGTGGAACTCTTCCTAAATCCGGCTCAATTGTACTATGGTTCCATGGACCCACTTCCATTTTAGGGATAACAGGGTCGGACCGTAATTGCTGATTGGCGTTTCTTAACGATTGGCCAATTGTATCCAATCCAATATGATATCCCGCTTGTAGTAAGTCGGGCATACCTCCAGTTGAAGTGGGATTTAATGCACTAAATTGACTATTTTGGTCTTGAGGTAATAAATCGTTAGGAGACACTACTGGTTGAGCAGAATATACGGATTGCGGTGAGTCGGTTATACCTGTCGGGACTGGAACAATATATTGGGCAGATGTTTCGCGCACGCCCGGTTGTTTCATTGGCATCATTGGATGATTGGAAGAACTTCCGCTTTCCATTCTGTCAATAATGAGAGACTTGGAAGACGAGTAATATACCATAAACATAACGGATATAGCTAAAATACCTATTAATATTAGTTTATCTGTCGAAAAAAGTTTAGACATACTTTATATACATACGTCGGATAAAAATATTTTATATTTTTGTTATTTTGCTAAATAAAATGTGATAGTAATTTGGTAATTTGCCGTTTTATATTTTATATTTTCCCAAATCTACGTTTATCGCACGGAATTGTGTTTATTGTAAATAACAAGATTTCGTGATATATATTATTTTTGCTAATAAACTTAATCGGATATAGAGAGAACGCCTGGGCTCGGAAGGTTCATTGGTTGGTTTAAGTTTACTCGGAGGTCGGTTATCATTCAAGTATAAACTCATTCGTTTTATGAAAAATGATTGGTTTTCTTGGCCCTATCAAATTACTATTTCTAGAATAGTGAGTTATAGTATGCGGACCGGGCATATTTTCGTATTGTCGATTTAATTAAAAATATCTTCTTCTAAATCGCTATCGCTGTCATCCAAATCTTCCAACATATATGTATTTTTAATGCGCTGTGCTTCTAAATACGACGAAAGTGCTAAAGCCTTTGCCATTTTTGCTTTTTGTTTTGCATCTTGATACATTTTATAATAAACGTCATTTCGGGTTTTAATTTGTATTTGGTCGTTCTCTGGTATTTCATCTAAAGTAAACTCAATTTCTTTCAATTCATCGGATTCATTGTCATCTTCATCTAATTCTTCTTTATCCTTCGACGATAAACCATCTCCGGATAAATCTCGAACACTTCCGGTCGTTCCGACCTCCTGCGTTCTCGCTATATCATCAAGTGATATACTCGGTTCAATCGGTGGTGGTATAGCGATAACGCCGGCGCCGGTTCCGACTGTAGGAGAACTCCAATTCTCGTTCCTCGCATTGGTTGGTCGACTAGTTATAGATGTTCGAGATTTATAATCGGAAGATAAATCAGGAATGGTATTATTTGACACCGTATTCTTATTATTGTTAATGGAATCGTTTATTTGTGAATGATTGTCGTGGTGTGGTTCTATAAATCCATCAGTTGTATCTCGATTTGTATTGATTATGGTTCCTTTGCCCTTCGATGATAATCCATATCCGGATAAATCTCGAACACTTCCGGTCGTTCCGACCGGTTGCGTTCTCGCTATATCCTTCGACGATAACCCATATCCGGATAAATCTCGAACACTTCCGGTCGTTCCGACCGGTTGCGTTCTCGCTATCCCAATATTTGGATTGGAGGATAATTCCAATTGATTTTCAATTATATGGTTTTGTTTTCCTAAATCTTTATTGTCGCCAGATAATTCGTTATTACGCTCCGATGATGAATCCTCCGTTAATGCGGATTGTTGATACTTATTACCAGAAGATAAAATACATTTTTCAAATAAGTTGGTCTGACGCAGAACCAACATTTGTTTTATTTCAATTTCTATTTGAAAACTTCGGGCAGAACATTTTATACCTTGTATTTCTAATATAGTTATAATATCATTTTTATCATTCATTTCGCTATGGTCTATAAGTTCTTCATTTTCGTTATATATCTTTAGACTACACATACCCAATTGTGTAGGCACATTACACCGGACAATGTAATATTTACCGGATTTATATAATTTAAAACAGGATGAAAATGAGTTCTCTATATCATGCATTTCCAGTTCAGTATCAAACCAGGTAGTTCTATTGTCATAAATGTATTTTTGACAGTAATCTTCCAATTTTTCTATCCACTGTATGAACGTTTCATGTTCGTTCGTAAACATAAGGTCGGAAAAATACTTTTTCCCAGCTTTTAATATTCCATTCTTCGTATTACATTTAGGCGTTTGAATATATAGAGGCGATTCATTTATTCGAAACTTTATAAAATAATTTCCACCAGATATTGAGATTGGTTTAAGTAATACTAAATTGCTGAACGGGAACTCGTCATTTGCGTTATATATTCCTTCCATTATATATTGGTTTTGTATTTTTGTTATATCGTTTAAACGAGAATCATTCTATTTATCCCTTTATCCTTCGATGATAAACCATCTCCGAATAAATCTAGAACACTTTCGGACAGCATAATTTTTCCCATTCGTTTCGGCCATAAATGATTATGACGAGAACGCCCGAGCTCGAAACGAGCGGGGGTGGTCCAGGCGGAGAAAGGTTATCATCGAAGGATACATATTTTGATGTTCCCAATGAGTTATCTGAATATATATGCGGTATATGGAATAATAAAAAATAAATGCAATACATTATATGTCATTGAAAAATATCCGTGATATATGTATTGAATATTTTAAAAAAGATGATATTAAGCAAGACTTGAAAGAAATATTAAAACCAATAGTTGGAACCATCTACAATGAAATATATATTTATATTTGGTTAATATGTTTTTATAATGTTGTGTTTATTTTTATTGTTTTAGCAAACTTTATTTTATTAGTTCGATTTATCAGAAAAAATAATATTATTAATGGTGAAAAAAATATTTAGCTAATATATAAACCAATAATATGGCAACCACTTCCCAAAACAATATGCAAGGTTCCGTCCCTCCCGGCCCTCCACCTCCACCGCCCCCTCAGGGATTGTCGCAATTAGCTAATATGTCCGGACCTTCTCCCACGGGTGGCGGAAATTGGTCTCCTGAAGCTGTATGGGGTGGCCCTGGCGCTCAACATGCCGCCGCGGGACAAGGAAATGCTATCGCGGTCAAGGGTCAAACTGGCGGAGGAGGACAATTATCTAAGCAACAATTGCAAAAAGCTATTAACAAACAATTACAACAATTAAAACAATCCGGCGGGTCTACTTTAACTTTTTCGGAACTTGGAGCACCTAGTTCTACTACTGTCGCAGCGAATACTAACGTACCAGCAATCGCAATGAAAGGTGGAAATAGTCTATTCCAACAAGGACAACAACAACAGCAAGGCCAACAACAACAGCAAGGAGGTCAACAGCAACAATCTGCATCCTTAGCCCAACTTCAAAGTGCATTTAAACAATCCGGTGGAAAATTGTCCAAACAACAGCTCAGTTTATTTTCACAGCAATTAGATAAGCTTCAACAAAACCAACAAGGTGGCGTTGGATTGAATGAAATCATTGTTCCACTTATTCTATTGTATGCAACCCAAAGATACAGCCAAGGCAAAACATCCAGGGCAAAACCAAAGTTCTCCCGTAAGTCTCTTCGTCGTTCTAGAAGTTTTAGACGTTAAAAACGCCATTTACATAATTTTATTTTATAATACATAATATTATGAATCATACGTATAACAATTCCGGAGTATCAACTGAAATAAATAGCGTAATTCCCTCAAAGAATACTGATATTATATCGCAAAAAATATTTGTAGAGAATGTAAAAAAATGGGTAGTATGCGACCAACAATTGCAACACATAAAGGATAAAACCGACCAAATAAGAGAACTAAAAAATACATTAGGTAGCTCAATATGCACATATATGATTGATAATAATATTGCAAAGAATGACATCGAAATTACGAACGGAAAACTCAAAGTATTTGAAAAAAAAGAATATTCATCACTGTCGTATTCATATATAGAAGAATGTTTAGCGAAAATTATATCCGATAAATCTCATGTTGACTATATTATTCAATATATAAAAAATAATAGAGAAATCAAAACCACCACTGAATTGAGATTTGCCAAAAATAAATGCCAAAAATAAATGCCAATATAATATAGAATTATGGACACACATTCATCTATACCTTTATCCTTCGATGATAAACCATCTCAGGATAAACATCCAATTACGCGCTCCAGAATTGCCAATACGACCGCGCAACATGGATATGCAGGTCAGTCAGTCCTTCCGATAGAATGGTTCATAGATTCAACTTCGCATAATAAATGCAATCATATAAAACATTTAGGCGTTCCTACATCTATAGCGGTATTGTATATTCCCAATAACACGTTCAGTCCGATATCTGTTTTTGAACAAAAAATGTCCGCGGATATACCAGACAAAACATTCGATTCCGAGTATTTATACCCTAGTGTGGAAATACTAGACGAATCTACTATAGAATATCCGTCAGAGAATTGGAAGCAGAGACCACCGCGAGGAACGAGCTCTGGAGTTTCCTATAGAGAAAGAAATATGCAGCCAATTCATGACGATGTATATGATGATTTTATATACAAGATTTTGCATTCCCAAATAAAAGAACCCGATGAAGAATCATACACCGAACATCAAAAAAAACCCAAAAAACGTTCTAAAAAAAAGAGCCAATCCAAACATTGATTATATTTACGAATAATAGTAGAACATCAACGCTCGTTCCAATCTCCGGAATTGCCCCATTTATCCTTCGATAATAAACCATCTCCGGATAAATCTCGAACACTTTCGGTCGTTCCGACCTCCTGTGTTCTCGCTTTCTACGAACTCCCCGACCATTTTGTTCGATTGAATCCATTCAAATTCAATAGGGTATCCGCATTTTCTTTCCAAAACTTGACTTTTTTGTCCATTAAAGCATCATCTTCCGTTTGTGGAAAAATAATATTCTTATTTGCATTCATTGATTGTAAATCTCGTTCAGATGGTTTTGGTTTTTTACCAAAACAATTTACACCAAACCTAATATATGGATTTTCCATATAACCACCATTTACCCCGGGACGACCGCAATTGTTTTGCGTTTTTGGGCTTTTTTGCAATTCTGCCCAGGTAGACTTTTGTGTAGGAAAAAACGCCATTTGTCCATCAGACCAACCGTAATTACACCATTCGGCTCCCTTATTATACGCATCTTCTATTTCATTATAGGTAGCTAATCTAGAACCATACGCTGCACATACCGATTTTGCGTCATCATATGTATATAAATTGTTTGATACATTAAATACTTCATTTGTTTCTACAATGGCGTTCGATTCTGTTTTTGTATCATCCACTTTTGTCGTTCCGGTCTCATCTTTTTTTTCTGATTTTTGTAAATTAGTTTTCCATAAAAACCGTAAAGGTTCGCTATCCAATATAGAAAACCCTAATATTTCTTTGCAAAAAACAACTATAGCCGTTATCGAAAATAATACCCATGCAATTGTGCTAAGTATCATCAATGATATCGGAGAACCAGGCCCGTAGTTTGGTATATGTAATACAAATACGACAATATAATATAAAAATAAAAATGCACCTGAATATAATAATGTATACGTATCATTTAACACTTTATACGCATTTCCGCCTATATTTGTAATAGAATCAGTCCGCTTGTCAGCCGGTATATTGTAATAATATAATGCAAGATAAACAAATATACTTATTATAATAAATGCATCTATAATACGTAATACGAAACTAGTTCCACTGTCCGTGGACTTAAAAATACCAATTACAACATAGGTTATTAAATAAGCTGCTAAAAACCACATAATCAATATAATATTCGCCGTTGAAAAAACGGTATTAAATATATTTGTCGCATCGCTTAATACGGTAGATTCGCCATTTATAGTTGCATTTTTATCTATAGAGCCTTTCTTATCGGATGTTTTAGTATCTCCTGAAGTATTATTTGTAGACATTATTATATTATAGTAGGTTATTTTTTTTACGATAAAATAAACAGTAAGCCATCGGTGTAATTATATGGGATTGTATAGGATTTTGTATTACTGCAACATGTTCATCGTTATACTCTAACCAATTGCCAGTTGAGTTTTTAACAAACGCGGTATAATGTCCACCAGAGACACCGCCAATATGATTACATATACCAAACAAATCATATACATATTGCGATGGATTGTATCCTTTTACATAGGTAGATAAATCTAGGTTGTCAATTGGAAAATCGATTATATTGTTTTTTTTATATAGACCATCGTGTGAAAATCGCTTTAATGTTATGACTAAAATCTTAGGAAAGTTCCAAAAACTCATCGTTTTTATAACGTCTTCATATGTATTTGTCGTTTCATTAAACCACGCATTTTCTCCAGATAATTTTTCAGATACAACAAAATGGTCAAAACAATCATACAAGGTGCATCCGGCGTTCGTTGGAATCGGCAACTCTACTATGAAAAAACTTTCGGGTTTTGTGCTATATACCTTTTTTTTAGTGGATAATATTTGGGATACATATATACCATAAAACATATCCATTATTTCAGAATATTCTTTTGAATATACGTCCTTTAACATTCCATAGCAATTTAATGCTAAATCGTCAACATGGTTTTCAGACTTTCCGCTAATATTCATTTTCATTTTCCGTGAAATACTATTGTGCATACATTCTATTAAAAAGAGTAAAAACTCGTGCAAATCGTTCTGCGCCCATCCAGTAAACATTTCGCGACCTTTTTGTTTAGCCACGCGTTTGATGTTATATACAAACTTATTGGGAGACACTAAACCATTTTGGCTCCACATTACATTTCGCAATTCATTCCATTCTTCTATAATCGTGCAATCTATTAACGCGGGTTTCATATGACGTTTATATCCGGTAGAGTTTAGAAACTCATGCAATTCATAGGTGTGATTGAGAACTTGTATACAAGAATTGAGAAAGCATGTATTGCCCAAATTAACCAATCCAGTCTCTCCTTTATCAGAGTATTTAGTTAAATCCATAACAATATAAATAAATAATGATATAGTATGAAAATAATCTCTATATCAGTTATATTATGTCAAATACCAGAATGAATCCAAGTAGTTCCAGTTCATCTATAACGAATATGGATGCCGACCGTTCTAATAACCAGAATCAAATATCCACATTACTTCAATCATTACAAGCATATCACCAAAATATCGAAATGTATAATAGAAATATTAGCGATTTATTATATATTATTCGTATAAATAATACACCGCCTCGCGTGTCAACCCCGACCCCACTGCAATCAAATATGCCTAGACCAAATACGAGAACATATAATACATTTACACTTGGTGGTAATCGCGACACTGGAAGACGAACCCAGTCTACTACAAATACCGCAAATCGCCAATTTTCCCAATCCGAAATAGCCCAATATATAACTACAACAATATATGAAAATGGAATGAACGATGCAGTATGTCCAATATCTTTAGACGATTTTGTTATTGGAGAATCTATTTGTAAAATAAATGTGTGCGGTCATATATTTAAAGAACGCTCATTGTTGCAATGGGTAGCGAGTCGAAACCAATGTCCGGTTTGTAGAGCTAATATTGTTTATCGAGAACATGCGACAGTTCAGGACATTTCTAGCAATTATGCAGATACGAATACGGATATGGATATATCCGGGAACATCGGAAATACCCTATCATCTATGCTTACATTTAATGATATTTTAGACTTATTTAGCACCAATACAAATACCAATTCAATTGAATATATATTTGATATACCATTATATTATGATATTTCTGCGAATGGCTCTAGGCTTTCTTTGGGGCTATTATGATACCCTATGTAAAATATAATATAAAATATATTATGATGAGTTCGATTGATAATAATATCATTATATCTCCCGATGCATTTATTCAAGACATACAATACATTTTGAAAGATATAACATACAATCAAAAAATAAAATGCAACGAAATACACGAGCATTTTAAAAATATAGCATCCAATCCGACCGATACATATAGTTCTAGAGAACAAATTGCTATATTAATGGAAATAATGAATTGTTATAACACAAACATGCAAGAATATCAACAAAATATGACGGAGTTGAGTGCTATAATGAAAACCCTTATAAAATCCCTCGAATATAATCGACCTATAACGAATAAACATAATATTCGACGAAACGCTAGGGGTAGACCCGTATTGTTTGAAGATACCGAAGATATACCGGACGACACCAATACCGCAGGTTCTCCATTATCGTTATATGATTATTTCATGAAATTGATTTGGGGGGAGAACCCAACACCGTGTCAATCTTTTTCTGAGCCAGCGGTCCATTTTGCAGATATTTTTCAGGAAACAGAAACCGATATACAATATACGCGTCCGATTATTAGAGAACTTCCGGAAGACGATTCGCTCGTGAATACTATTACCCCTCGCTCCAGAATGGTCGCAAATAAAAAACCACCAAGTCGACGACGCAATACGATTCAACCTATTATAAAACACATACCACATATGTAGCCCCCACTCGTATTCTATATATTTATCTGCGTTGGAAGAACGTCGTAATCGTTTGTATTTTGTTTTTTTCGTTATATATGTTTGTCAAGAACTTATCAAACAATAACGCTTTGATTTTTTCCGAACAGTATTTTTCTTTCTTTTTCATAAACGTTTCTATATCACCATATACATCCTCATTGAGTTTTTGCATATCCTTTTTGAAGTTTTTAATAAGCATATGCTTCCCTTTATTTCGCCAGATTTGTTCTAGGGCTAGCCCGAATAGCTGGTTTAGCGGTTTCATCAATTGATTCGTTATATAAAACACATAATCCACTGGTATCTGATTCGCAATAATATATTCCGGCGTTTCGATTTTATCCCCCTGCAACGCCTTTTTCGTATCATTGACTATGTGCACGAACTTCATACGGTCCCCCGGTTTCGGCTTATTCCCCGGGTCGCGTTGACCAATGCGGTCCGCCAATACCCGGTGCGCAATTTGTTGCGGGTTTTTATAATCCCCCCGGAGCGCCTTTGTTATAGTCAATTTATCCATCGGAACCGTTCCTCGAACCAATTCCGATAATGCTCCTTCTAAATAATCTATGGCTTTTTGAATACTGTTTTCTTTCATCAAAATATTGAGTATTTGCCCATAAACATCCTTTAGGTAATCACAACTATCGCGACGCTTTAGCGAAAGACCCATATATTTCAGTTTTCCCTTATTCGGGTCGGTCTCGTATAACATACCTACGTATCTCTTTTTCGATAACAGAATAAACGGCATCAGGGTTTTTTCATATGTAAGTTCCATAGGAGGCTTTAGGAATTGTGTGCATAAGTCGGCGGCATCTTGCGCGATTTCGATTGTCATTTCCAGCGCCGGTTTTCCCACGATTTTTTCTCCGGTGTTCGGATTTTCCAAATTGAACGTGAAGAATACAGAGTCCGTGTCACCATATACATACTCCGCTTTGGTCCGAACCGGGCCATGTATGGCCGTCTCATACACCCGGTCGCCATACACTTCTTCGATAATACGTTTTGCATATGTTATCATCATACGTCCGGTTGCCGTCGTGCATGCCGCCACGTCTTTTTCGTAAAACGTCGATGTGCGCGCACCGCATTGGCCATATAATGAATTGGCGGTCACTTTATATCCGAGTTGGCGTTTATCCAAAATATTTTGCATGAAAGGGTCTTTTTCCGTTTTCGCCATTTTTCGCGTATTGGCGCGAGCCTTTAGCAATTCTTCTAAAATAGATGGCATAATACCTTTTTTATTATCCGGAAATTGAGCCCATCGGCAAATCATCTTACCCACTTTCGTTTTAGCGGCTTTCGCCGCCGGGCGCGCCGGGTTGCGCAGATACTTGAAGGTATCGAACTCTATATCTATATATTCATACCCCGGTAAATTGTCATATACATATATCCCCGTTTTCGCATTTTTTATACCGGTTTCTTTGATTAGTTTTCCGGCTAAATCATATTCTTTCGACCATACTTTACTATCATGCGAAAAGTTCTGACTAATCATCGACGATGGATATAGCGATGCATAGTCAACGCATGCAACCGGATTATCCATATACATAGAACATTTAGGCGGAAGAACGATGGCGCCCTCATATCCTTCATTCATCCCCGATTTGTCTAAATCCGGCATGAGCGTATTCTTTTCCCGGCATTTTTTGGCGACATAACTAGTCAGTTTAATCCCTTGCCCGCGAAATATGAGGAAACTCACCGGAACCGAACAAATCGACGACATCTCGACATATCCTGTTATAACATCTATTTTGTTCATCAAATGGTGAACCAGATTGCAATCTTGAATACAATATTTCGCAACTATTGCCCGGTCCGCGTCGGTTCCTTTCGATAGCCTGAAAATATCCTGCGGAGATACGTCGTCTTTCGACATACCCCATTTGATGGATTTACCTCCGGCAGCAGCAGATACATCTTCATGTCCATGTATTACGATTACATTGTATATGACCGTTGTCTCCTTCCCTTTGACGATTTCCTGCACTTCGCGGGATTTTACAATGTTTTTTACCATGAACTTCGCCCCGTCCTTGTAATAGTCCGATGTGAATCCACCGATTTCAATATGTATAAAGTCGCCCACATGCACACCCATAAGATTTTGGCTATACAATTCGGTTATCGGTGCACCGGTTTCATCTTGGGTTAATACTATCTTTTGCACACTATCGCTGATGAATTGCCCAGCGACGTCGTCCAATTTATAAGAAGATAAATTGAAGTCTCTGCGGAAATAGGTATACATATCTATTTGCAACCGCCCTATCATCTTGAAATACCGCAAATCATATTCCCCCGTTGCCAATTTGATTTTGGTATTTTCAATCGAAATGGCACCCGTATCGCGGGAAACTTTAGCACATAAATCACCGGCTTTTCGGGATAATAACAAGAACTCCCGTTCACATTGCAGTTCCAATGCCCGTTGAAACATGAACTCATAATCAAACCCAAATATGTTATATCCTATAATAATATCGGGATTTTCGCGTTGAATCACTTCCGTCCATTTGAGTAATACCTCTCGTTCTGTAGAAGCGGTTTCTATAACTGCTCCGTCGACTGGGTCGCATCCGCCTAATACCACACAATGATTTAAATAGGGTTCCGGTTCGCCATATCGCATAAAGGTAGACCCAATAAAGGTTACTTCATCGCCCTTTAATTCGGGAAACTTTGCGGTTAATACTTCATTTAGCGATTGCACTTTATATTCCCGGTCATATTCCGTATTCATTAAAACGTCCACAATAGTAATAGTAGATTTCGGCTTTTTAGATACTTTAAGAACCGGGGCGGGGGCTTCCTCTATATCTATTTCTTCCACTTCCGGTAGTTCTATATTGTTGTCAGCGTCGCCATCCGCCTCGTCATCCGCCTCGTCATCGTCCGCCCCGGGTCTAGCCCCTTTATAATTCGTCGCCACATTGGTATTCATCTGTTCAAACATCATATCAATCGTCAATAAATCCACGGCAGACGTGCTCTCAATATCGGAAATAGGTGTTTGTAATATATCCATGACGATTTTCGATACACGTTCTTTGCCCGGGGGAACTTTCGGATATACTATGTCTATGTCGTCGCATCGGCCAAACCCAAATGCCGCCTGAATCATCTTTTTACACAATTCGCCACATTGTTCTTTCGCCAACTTTTGGGCGCTTAATAGACGCGTAAATACGTCTACCATATTCATAGCCAATCGTTTATATGTTTTTTTCGGAAGTGGAAAATCTCCATGAGAACTACTGGCTTCAATATCAAAACTGCATATTTTATAGGGAACCCGGGTTTCTTTTTCTGGCATTGGTTTTATATGTCGCGAATTGCATACATATTCATATTTGCATGTGGTGGTTTTTATGGCGCATTTATGTGCTTTGGAAATCGCAACGGAAACCCATCCGGATGGACTTATGTTGTTGATGTGGAAGAATCGCAATAGGGGTGGAATCGAACCTTCATATAACACAAGGGTCGTTTTATTGTAGACATATGGTTTGCTTTTTCGGTCCGCGGTATCTGAATATTCATACCATAAGTTTTTCACTTTGTTCATGGTTGCGATGTTTTTAAATGTCATTTGCACAAAGTTCTCCATTTTTCCACCAGAAAATCCATATAGTTTATTGTATTGCACCAATTTAGCACTTTCTATGGATTTTTCGTAATATTTGCCGATTTTTTGTTTGATTTCATATACAAATCCAGCAACGGTTGCATCGGTCCATTTATCTCCCACTTTGATAAAGAAGAATGGATAAAAATCCTGCACAAACAGGGCGAATGTTTCGCCCGCCTCGTTTATACCGAACATTTGTATAATAAATTGTGCATCACATGTTTTCGGTTCGAACGATTTATGAGAACTATCACTGGAATCGGCATCGGACTCGTCATCCGAACTCTCTTCTTTCTCTGGTCTTTCGTCATATATATGAAAATCAATGAGACGCACCGGTTTCAATATGGTTTTCTTTGGCGGGTTTGTGGCGACCACCGGGATACCAGCGGTCGGCTTTTTAATAGATATTGTTGTATCGCTTATTGAAATCATTTTCTCCATGTAAATAGTATAATATATTTGGTAATGATGCATACTATTTAAATGTATTCATCATTTCAATTTTCTCATATAATTATTAGAAATCGATATTTTTAGTGTGTTTTTTACTGTGTTTTTTACTGTGTTTTTTACTGTGTTTTTTCAGCATATTCGTATTCTGTTTTTGTGTTTTATTTTGGTAAGTGTTATCTCTATGTGTATGGTTTGAACTATTCGATTTGGGGTTTACCCCTTGCATTGCCCATTTAAACATTGGGTCTACTTCGCGAGGACCGTCATAATAGGATAGAACTCCGTTGACAATTTTAAATATAGTAGGATATCCGTCTTTCACTTCCACTTTTTCAGTAGGGTCTGCTAAATATACTCGCAGGGATTCCAATCCAAGAGAAGGGTCGTCCATATTGGCCTCTTCTACCGTATATATGAGAGGTTCGTTCTTTTTAGAAAATCGTTTTGTTATTTTTGTATCCAGTATTTCCCATTTTGGTTCAAGTGTTTTACAATGACCGCACCAATTAGCATATATTTTACCGACCACTAGTTTGGTATCACTCGTAGATTTCGCATTCATCGTTGAATCTTTTTTCACGTGATTCTTTTTCAAAATATTATCAAAAAACCGGTGCATTTCTATATATTACATATAGAAAAGTATATGTAATAAAATCTTTTCGGTATTTAGTATATAATGAAAGCAATACAATTTGTGTTTACCATATTTGTTATAATGGTTTTTTTCATAGGATTATATGTATATTCATCTGGTAGACTAGATATATTATTCGACCCGGCGTCAATAGAAGGTATGTCTGTCCAAATGATAGATAACCAACAAGCAACACAACCCCCGGACCTAGGAGCAAACTGTCCCGACCTACTTATTCGACAAGGAAATGAATTGATGTTATACAATTCTCGTATTCCTGTAGTAAAAGATATGAACCCCATCATGTTCTCCAATTTAGACGAATATATAGAGTTTACTCAACATGAACGCAAAAAGGGAAATAACTGCCCTATCCTCTTTTTGCAACACGAAACCGATATACAAGGAAAGGACGTGTATCGAATTAGACCCACGCCATTCGATTTGCAACCCGGGTTATCTACACAATCGGCTACACAAATAGCTACCCCCCAAAACCCCGCGCCAGTCATAGACTCTAATATAGACCATCCACCATATAATGGCGGTCAATATTCGGGATTTGACCCTTTAGGGTTATCTGTGGGAGTGTATAACAAGTTGGATAAAATACACGAATCTACGAGAACGCAAGACGGGTCATTAAGTGATAATCCAATGGACCCCAATTGGGGTGGTGTGTTATATACACAACAAAAAATACAAAGTGGGAAATATGATGAAAATGCGGTATACCGTCCCAATTTACTAAGTATACATAATACGCAATTTAACCCGGGACAATTTGGACATGGTTCTCCGCCGAATGATTTGATAACCGCTCCACACTAATTGGCATTGGCTCATTCGTTGGTCATTATTTAGTTAAATAGTCTATAACATTTTTTACGCAACTTTTCGATATTTTTCTAGACTTACCGTTATTTTGACATACTACGTTCTCCAATACAGTTGGATTTATACGTATATCATCTATCAATTTTGAAAATGTTCCATACTGTTTCATTATTGCTATAGCCGTTATTGAACTAATTCCGGGTATCTGACATAGTATGATTTCCCCAATATTATCGGGGGTTATATTGTCTTTTTTGACCTTTTTTACTACTGTGCAATAATTATCGGCGACGGCGACCCCACCGCGATGAACGACATGCAAATCCATGTTCTCTTCTGTCAATTGCTCATTATTATTATTATTATTATTATTATTATTATTATTTTCCACTCTAGTGGTTGGAATAATCATAGGAGGTGGAGGGGGAGATAATACATACGCCGGTTGCTTCCCTCGTTGAAGCTCTTTTTCCATCTTTTCCGCCATCCATACAATCTGTTCGGCAGTCTCATTTAGAGAACATGTGCGTAATACGGTAAATCCTTTGAAATGATTCAAACTAGTTATAGCAGAAATCACGATTCTTTTTTCCATAGGAGTTCTCAACTGTGAGAACATACCTTCTATCATATAAATAATATTATGTGGTGAATAATCACCTGTATGTATTAACCGATAGGATTGTTCTTCGTATCGCCCGTCTTTTATACTGGCTAAAAGGTCCGATAGAGACTTCCGTTCAATCAATACTACTTGCCGTTGGTCATCCGTTTGTATTACAATATCGCCTAAAGGGAGAACTTCTTTCGAAATCTGAATAGTCGTATTATTTCCCTCGAAATTGACAATACTGTCGATTTTGGAAAATAAATCATATTCTCGTTCGTCTATGATAATATGCATTGTTATGATGTATAATCGGCTTTATATAATAGTATCAAATCATACTATTATATCATTTAGCAGAAATATTTATTGCGCCGTTGCGTTCTCTGAATAATCTAATTATTAACCAAACTTGGGCGTCAATCTGGTAAAGTGTCTAGAAGAACCTATCGGGCGAATGGTGCGATTAAAGTGTAGACGAATCATACTAGATTGTTTGCAACAGTTTCCGGAAGGAATGCCATTTGACCCATAATCAATAGATGTCCAACTGCTTCGGCCAATCTGGGGGTAAAGTCCCGGCTTATTGTTTCCGCCACCTTGATATTGATTTACTAAACTACTTATTGAACTCGTTTTTGTTGTTGTGCTTAAAACCATATTCGGATTATATATTCTATAAATATTTTTATTTTTTATCTAAATATTTTATGCTAAATAATATAAAACCAATATGTTATATATTACATAGTCGATACACTTGTATTCATTCTATTTGCTAAATAAAATGAACACAACTCCCGCATACGCATATTCATTTATTGATGACGATGTTCGTATTGAAAAATGTGAAAATGGTCAAGAAACATTGGTATTTGACCCATATAATCCTATAAATAAAATTATTACAGAGGCTGATATTCGCCTACTATTACGCACTTACGGTATAGACGTTCCCATACATAATATCAAATTATATCAACGCGCGTTTGTCCACTGTTCGTATATTAAACGACCGACCATTGAGAACCAACAGAATAATATTTCCATTATGCCTAAACCCGATAATTGTTTGCCATTATATACAAAATCGAATGAGCGGTTGGAGTTTATAGGAGACGGGGTGTTGGAATGTATAACGAAATATTATTTATATCGCCGATTTCCTAAAGAACAAGAAGGATTCATGACGGAAAAAAAAATCGCATTGGTAAAGAATGAATCTATCGGGAAAATGGCGTATGAAATGGGTTTACATAAATGGTATATCTTATCGAAACATGCCGAAAGCAAACAAATCCGCACCAATTTGAAAAAACTAGGCTGTCTATTTGAGGCCTTTTTAGGCGCATTGTTCTTGGATTTCAATAAAATAGATATAAAGGACGATGACGAATGGTTCGCTAAATTGTTCGTATGTGGCCCGGGGTTTCAAATGGTCCAAATATTCGTGGAATCCGTATTTGAAAAACATGTTGATTGGGTTTCCCTAATACGTAATGACGACAACTATAAAAACATTCTTCAAGTGAAAGTGCAGAAAGAGTTCAAGGTGACTCCATATTATATGGAGGTTTCCGAATATTCTGGTGAAACCGGATACAATATGGGAGTGTATTTATGTTTAGGCCAATCAGTTCATCATTTGAGACATGTCGATGCGATTCCATACGACCAGTTTCGTTCCTATAGAGATATACATCAATATATGTCGGAAAATGGTAAGGTTTTTGTTTTTCTGGGTTATGGAACGCACAAAATCAAAAAGAAGGCGGAACAAATTGCGTGCGAGATGGCTATTTCCAGATGGGTGTAATCATTTTACAGTATACTAAATAATAAATAACAATGCATAAAATGATATAAAAAATATTTGGTATATCATTTCATAATGTCTATAAATATTAATGAACATGGTTATTGGGACGGCGATTTTGCAGTGGACCATCATGCATATGACCAACCATTGAGCGACGCTATGGTGCAATTTTTAAAAACGGAAAAGGTAGAAACTATGGCCGATTTAGGATGTGGGTTAGCGAATTATGTAAAACATTTTATAGAAAATGGAATCAATGCAACTGGTTATGATGGAAATCCGAGAACTCCCGAATTGACCAATAATATTGCGTCTGTATTAGATTTAGCTTTACCGGTCCGGTTCGAAACGCCATATGAATGGATTTTATCGATTGAGGTTGGAGAACATTTACCCGCACAATATGAAGATACATATATTCAAAACTTGCATGCCAATAATAAAAAAGGGATTATTATGAGTTGGGCATTAGAAGGACAAGGTGGGTTAGGACATTTTAATGAGCGTAATAATGAATATATAAAAGAAAAAGTCATGGCATTGGGTTATACAAATGATTTGGAAGCCGAGAACCAGTTAAGAGAAGCATCTTCTTTATGGTGGTTTAAGAATACACTCATGGTATTCCGCAAAATTGTTGCGTAGTTAGCGAGAACGCTGGAGATCGGAACAGTGCGAGGAACAGTGCGAGGAACAGTGCGAGGAACAGTGCGAGGAACAGTGCGAGGAACGAGCACAGATGTTCGAGGTTTATCCGGAGATGAGTTATCATCGCAGGATAAAGGAATCACCATAGCGTGAACGAGCGTTATATATATACAATAATATACCATACTATTGTATATAGATACAAATGTCAGGTCGTAATTATTTAGAAGAAATGCGATTTAAAAAACAGCCTAAATCACAACCAAATATACAATTTCGCATAGATAAACCAAAAACGAAAAAACCCGTTGGTAAAAAAAGGGTCGCTATCAATGAACCGAGTTCTCCAGAACACCCAATAAAACCAGTGGATAAAAAATTGGATGACGATGACGACGATGAATTGTCTCAAGATGGTGAAACCGAAACCGATAATATATCTGGCGAAGAACGCAGAGCATTCAAAATGAATGATTTACGTGGAAAAGTGCCGGTGAATTATGATTTGATATTCCAGAGGCTACATGGCAACAAACCAATGAGGGGGACCGACCCGGGTCCACATCCAGTCGTTCCAGTTATCACAAAAACAAAATCAAAAATGGTTATATTATCTGATGACGACGACGATAATGATAAACCTCCGATGGCCAAAAAACCCAATTTATCCCCTAGTCTAGATAACGGCGAAAACAAAATAGACCCTGCACCCGAGCCTCATGTAGAAGAACCTGCCTCAAAACCCATAAAAATAGTGAAAAAGAAAATAGTTATTATGGGAAAACTGGATGATAAATTACCGGGACCAAAAGAAGTTGCTAAAGGAGAACCCGCAAAAAAACCGAGGGGTCGCCAAACCAAAAAACTACAACAGGGTATCGATGTAAAACTAACGAAAGTCGACGTCGCTAGACGTATGCCAAAACAAGAAAAAATAGTTGTTAGAACATCATCATATTATATGAATAATCGCAAACTATATGTGCAAAAAATAAAAGACCTTTTTAGTAAATATGAAAAAGAACTAGAAGAAATGGGAGAAATAGCATCTTGTGCTAAAGACCCATCGACTGAGTTTAGTCCTTTAACACATCAAAAAATCGTCCGTGATTATTTGAATCTGTATACACCATATAGAGGTCTATTACTATATCACGGACTAGGTTCTGGTAAGACATGCACATCGATTGGTATAGCAGAAGGTATGAAAAGTGCTAAAGAAATAGTTCTCATGACCCCGGCCTCATTGGCAACCAATTTTATGACGGAAATCAAGAAATGCGGAGATATTCTATATCGCAAAAACCAGTTTTGGGAGTTTGTAGGGATAGAAGGACAACCGGATAATATAGAAATATTATCCAAAGCCCTTTCTCTATCCCGCGATTACATTGAAAAATATCGCGGGGCTTGGATGGTAGATGTGAAAAAACCGCCCAATTTCAAATACTTAACCACTGCCGAACAAGAAAGTATAGATGAACAATTAGATAAAATGATTCGCGCTAAATATACCGATATTCACTATAATGGTATGAATCGCAGAATATTAAATCAAATGACGCAAAATGGTAAAATAAATCCATTCGATAATAAAACGGTTATCATTGATGAAGTGCACAATTTTGTCAGTCGTATAGTAAATAAACTCGATTCCAAAAAAACAGATGTTTTAAGCAAAGAACTATACGAATATTTGCTAAAGGCGAATAATGCCCGAATTGTGGTTCTCTCCGGAACTCCCATTATCAATTCCCCACATGAACTTTCTGTGTTATATAACATATTGCGCGGTGGTATTCGCACCTGGACGATTCCAGTCCGCCTGCCAGATGGACCCAAAATCACAAAGGATGACATATTAAATATGCTAAATAACCCCCCGGCCGGTCTTCCCGCTGTTGCCGAATATGACTATGTCGAGTTTTCCGACAATAAGATAACTATAACACGGAATCCGGTTGGGTTTGTAAATACGAAACGCCGAGAACCAAACCCCCGGGGCGGAGCCCCGGCAGAATCATTATTTAGCAAATTATTTGGCGGAGGAGGAGGAAGTAAAAAGAAACAAACGAAAAAGGCCGTCAGTTCTCCCAATACCGATAATACTACAAAGTCAGACAAACATAAAACCAAAAAACATAAGCCCAAGACACTCGACGGTGATTATTCGGCATATGAAATTGTCAACGGAGTATTGAAAATAAAGGATGTTCCTAAAGAATCCATATCGCCAGAAGAAGACATAGATGTATATCAACGAACCGGACACGATTTGCATAAAGACGGAGGGGGTCTAGACGAGTTTGAAAAATACGCGGGGGTTCGATTAGATGAATCCGGATACGTTTCGGACGACCAATTTTTAGATGTCATAAAACGAATATTGCGAGCAAATGATATAGAAGTATTGGATAGAATGATGAAAGACCAACCTAAATACAATTTGGCATTACCTGATAATAGCCATGTGTTTGAAGATATGTTTTTAGATAAACCCAATAAATCTATTAAAAATGCGAATGTGTTTAAACGCCGTATTTTAGGATTAACATCGTATTTCCGAAGCGCCCAAGAAAGTTTATTACCTCAGTTTGAAATGGCCGGAGATAGCACATTCCACGTAGAACGTGCGGAAATGAGCGAACATCAGTTATATGAATATACGAAGAAACGATTAATCGAAAAACAATTGGAATTGAATGCTGCTATGAATGCGTCTAAAAAACTGGCAGCGGCGGCTGCCGGACAAGAAAATGACCTATATGAGGATTCGTCTACTTATCGAGTAGGTTCTCGAGAGGTTAGCAACTTCAGTTTTCCAGATGGTATTGAAAGACCCATGCCGGATAAAAAAACAAAACCGGCAGCGAAAGCTAACGCAGAAATAGCGAGAACGCGGGAGGTCGGAACGACCGAAAGTGTTCGAGATTTATCATCGAAGGATAAAGAAAAAGAATCCATTTCATTAGATAGTTCAGACGATGAAAATGACCAAGCCGACGATTCTAAATATACCGACCGTATTAAACTGGTTCTCAAACAACTCGCATATGACCCCGCTAAATCTAGAACAGACCAATATTTAACAAAAGAAGGTTCTCTCGGCATGTTAAGTCCGAAAATGTTGAAAATGATGGAAAACATTCAAAATCCCGACAATAGGGGACTGCATCTAGTATATAGTCAATTCCGTCATATAGAAGGTATTGGTATTTTTAAACTCATATTAGAAGCCAATGGATATGCCGAATTGCGCATCAAATCCGTTCCCGGGGCGGAATCATGGGAACTGGTGGAAAACGAAGAAGATGCCGGAAAACCGAAGTTTGCGCTATATACTGGAACGGAATCAGAGGAAGAAAAGGAAATCATCCGCAATATCTATAACGGCGATTGGGGATTTGTTCCTAAATCGATTGTGGAAAAATTGGAAAAGATATCGTCCAATAATTTGTATGGGGAGGTCATAAAAGTATTGATGATTACGGCGGCAGGAGCGGAAGGTATCAATTTGCGCAATACTCGGTATGTCCACATAACGGAACCGTATTGGCATAACACTCGATTGGAACAAGTCATTGGCAGAGCTAGACGTATTTGCAGTCATGAGCAATTACCGGAAGCTATGAGAACAATCAAAGTGTTTTTATATATAACAACGATCGGAGAAAACCTTCTTCCTAAATTGGATTCCAATCTACAAACCGGGGACCTGAATCCCGATGACCCCACAAAAGTCGAAACCACTGACGAATATTTGCTACGTAGAGCAGTTAAAAAGGAAACCGTTAATAAAACATTTTTAAAAGCCATCAAGGAAAGTGCAATAGATTGCACCCTATACAAGAACAAGGAGGGATTAATGTGCTACGGTGTCGGTATGGCGAAAAACCCGGGGAATCAATATTTGTCATATCCTACCGTGGAACAGGATATGGCCGAACGCGATGACCTAAATGTCAAGAAGACGGCGTTTAAATTGACGGAATTGAAAATAGAGATACGCGGTGTCCGATACGCTATTGATAAAGCAACGGACAATTTATATGATTTGGCTAAATATAAAAACGGCAATATAGAATTGGTCGGAAAGTTGATTCGACCAGGAAAAGGTCGCACCGGGTATGATATACAGTTTTTGCGAGACCGTAATGGACGATAAATGAGTTTATTGAAAATAAATATAAAAAAGAATATATACAATTCATATACTTGTAAATATTTATAGCGAGAACGCGGGAGGTCGGAACGACCGAAAGTGTTCGAGATTTATCCGTAGATGATTTATCATCGAAGGATAAAGTTATACCGTCATACATTTGTATATCCGAAAAATCATACAATGTGGATTATCATTTATTGCACATCATTTGGCTAAATCGTGGAAACTAACCTTTCGTTCTCCAGAAATACGAGAACAATTTTATAATACGCCCAAAATAATATGTATATCGGCACATACCACACCCTATATTGATGTCATAGTATTGTATATAACACTGGTATGGAGTATGACCCGGGGCGAGGGACGAGCAAATACTGACGTTCTCGTATACATTCGAACGGTCGGGATATATAAGCCTACATATTGTATAGAAGTGCCTACATCTGGTGGGCTCATCAATCGAGAACTTGCAGAGTTATCTGATAAACCCGCATTTTGTAGAATACTATTTCCATCGGGAGGAACCATCCGTTGGAAAACCGGATTTTATGTATTGGCTAAATTGTTGGGCGCAAAAATCGTAATAGTAGGTATTGATTATGCAACGCGAGACGTGGTTGTAGACAGTATTATAGACCCGGCAAATACGTTCTCCGAAACAAAAGAGATTTGTATTGCGCGATTGAGAACATATACTCCGGGGCCATTTTGGTCTATTTTACGAGTTCTCTTTCGATATGGTTGCGAGACATACTCGAGTTAGTTAGAATATTCATTAAAAATATTAAACTTAAAACATAATATAAAAACAGTTGTATATCATGTATTATACAAATGAACGAAGCAAATAATGTGCTAACCATAAAAACGGTGCAAATACAGCCTATTCGTAATATGATTACTGCTATAAAGGATATTTTGACCGATGCAACGATTACATTTACGAATGACGGTCTCAAAATCATCAACTTCGATAAAACACATACTATTTTGGTTAACGTCAATTTAAATGCGCAAAAGTTCGAAAAATACAATTGTCAACCCGACAAAATCATCGTATGTGCAAACACCCTCCATTTATTTAAAGTGATTTCGACTATGTCGAATGATGATATTCTTTCTATGTATATTGACAAAGCCGATTATCACGACGGCATTGTATCGCATTTAGGATTGCAATATGATAATGGAGATATCAAACAATGCTATAGCCAGAAATTGCGATTGATTGAACCGGATACGGAAGAATTGGTAGTTCCCGATGTAGAGTATTCCACGATTATCAATTTGCATACGGCGGACTTTCAGAAAATTATTCGCGATTTGAATGGTATTTCGGACCGAATTGAAATAAAATCCGTGGGAAATGACCTGATTTTTTCATGTGAAGGAAACTTCGCTAGTTCTCGTATCTACCGGTCCGAAGCAGATGGTTATATGAAGTTCAATCAAAAACCCGACGCATCGGTAGTTATTCAAGGTGAGTTTTCATTGAAATCGCTATCTCATTTTATTAAATGCACACCCTTATGTAGCCATTTAGAAATGTATTTGGGAAATGATTTACCATTGATTGTGAAATACGATGTTGCGTCATTGGGTGAAATTAAATTGTGTTTGGCTCCTCTTCCGCCCTCTTAATCGTGTGATTTATTATTGGTTGACTATTTTATAGTATATAGATGATATCTTTCTCCAAATAACATCTTTTACCCAATTATAATATCCATTTGTTCCTCTACAACTATAATGATTATATAATGAATCGCAATCTTTGGTAGTAAAATCCATTAATAATAATAATCGTTCCCCCTTGCTGAACTTGACCTTATGTAAACAATTGTCGGCTTCTAAAAATATTCCCATATTTTGTCTAAATGGGAGTTCTCCATAATTCTTTATTGTAATTTTAGTATCACTAGTATCATATACCGGAATAACCAACCTATATTGTCTCACAGTGGAATTGTATCGTTTTATATCATTATGATAATTTTCATAATATTGCGCATTCATCCCCTCGAAGTAATATCTCAACCAACACCGTTGCAAATCAAGTGAGTTTACGGGATATAATTTCTCACCGACCAGGTTTGATAATTCATATAAAAACTGGTCATTTGAATAAAACTGCAATTGTTTATCTTCGTTTAGATTCTTATTTTTTCGGGATTCTTCTAAAAAAGTATTTACGATTAATTTGCGACAATTTTCATCTAAAATATTATCGACTATAAAAAATCCATCTCCGTGAATTATGTTATTATTATGATTAATACCACAATTTAATTGTATATCATCATTCGTTTTTTTGTACATAAAAATTGGTATTATAAAAAATGATAATATAATTAATAATAATACATAAACAAATGGTAATATCATATATATTTTTCATATATTTTTCTATGGTAATAAGAATAAGTATTTGAATAATATCACAAACCAATATAAAAATGTATATCTTTTATTGTATTTAGATGACAAAAGCGAGAACGACCGGAAGTGTTCGAGATTTATCCGGAGATAGTTTATCATCGAAGGATAAAGATATACTTATTGCTCCATGGGAAACGACCCGGTGGTTAGTTTTATCGTCGTTCTTTTTTATGGTTCCGGCTTGGTATTCCTATATAAACAGTTTAACTAGTTATTCGGCGTTATTGATATGTACTTCATTGGTATCTGCAAATTATTGGAAAAAAGCGACGTATTCCTGGAGAAGAAATATGGACTTATGTGTTGCCAAATTGTCCTTTATTATATTTCTTTCAAATGGTATATATTATATTCGGTCTCCACAATCTATGATTCCTGGATATGGTGGATTGGTTGTATTATCATACTGTTATTATATGTCTGGAAAACAATATGTGTTAAAAAACAAATATTGGTATAAATATCATATGGCTTTCCACGTTATAATGGCATATGAACAAACACTTATTTTCTATTGTATTTTGCGGCATCGACCGAAATGGGAGAAATCATAGTAGGGACTGTTTTATCCAATACATATTGCCCACATGGACCACAATGGTCTTCATTGGATAAATCTATTTTGCTATTCAGTTTTTTATCGCAATACTCAATATTCCATCTACCCAATATTTTTTTATCCTTGGTAATGAGGTTTTGAAGCAAGTTTTTCACAAATCGCATATAACCCGTGTGTGTATACATATACATATAGAGATGTGTTTATATGCATTTACGCGGATGATTCAATTGTATCCCACAATTGCGACATCTCATACGCCAGTTTCGCTTCCTTTCCGGTCCAGCCCGACATGATTGCTCCTCTATACAGGATATCCGGCAATATCGTATTGTCGTATCCGGCGACTTGCACCGAAAAAATGTTTACTTTGGAATAAACCTCTTTTCTATATTTAGCAACCAATGCCAATACATCAATATAACCATTTGCGGTGTTATTCAGATTCGCACCATATTCCTGCAATTTGTTGGTATATTCATGGTCTGCAAATAACTTACCGGTTCCAGCCTGCATATCCGAATAAATGAACACATGGTCTAGACGCATTTTGTCGCGGATAACCTGTTCCCAGAAGAGCCATACTCCGGTTTCCGTTCCTCCACCGACTGTTTTGCCTATATTGTTTACAGTATTTAACTGCTCCAAAATAGACTTTGTGCGGTCGACCTTGTATTCCTTCAGCATATCTCCGAATATCCATACACTCCCCCCTTCGGTGGAACGGAACGCCGTCAAAATAGCCGACAGATTCGAAATCTCGTAGACAGATACAGACCCATATTCTGAGACAAACGCTCCCCGGGCTGAACCGGAATTGTCTGTCAAACAGTCGACTCTACCCGGCAATTCGGGAATGGTTTCCAGACTTTCCATCAAGCAATTATTCAAACCCTCTAGAACCAGCATTTTCAACGTATTATAGAGGTCTATTTGCTCGTCAGATATCGGTTGGGTTGCATTCATGCTGTCGGATGGTTGTTCCATGTCTTCCCCCGATTCGGCGCGAGGACGCTTTTTGAAACCTCGAGTGGATGGTTTTCCAATATGCGTTGAAATTAACGTCTTATACGCGCTGTAATATCGGAATGGAAATTGCTTTCCGCCCTTTACGCCAGCAATTAATCGCGAAACTAACTCCCTGATTTTGGCGATTGCATCGACCGCGTCCAAGGTTGAGTACTCAGACACTATATTCGACAGATTGCGCAATAGAGCCATATGTGGCAATCGGATTGTATTGTTTATTTCTACCCAAGTAGAACCCGCCGACCGCAATTTCTCCCACGTCTGTTCGCTGTCCGATACAGCAACCTTCCCGTTCTGGACGAGTTCGGTTAATACTGGAGTTGGCTTGGGATGGGTTATACGAACCAAATCGACCAGATTCGCCAACACCTCGTCCGTTTTCCCTTGTGTCTTGGAGCCGTGGACATATTTCGCAGCGTGATATGCAGTCATTGACTGCAGTTGGTTCGCAATCGCCTTTTTCCAAATGGTTGGAATAGGTTTTCCGCTTTCCTTTAGCAACTTGTATTGTGTAGTCCAGTCGGTTGGAATATTGCACGCATCTTCGATCGCCTGACGGAAAATGGTGGGATTCCGGGCGTTGAAGTCTACACGGGTGGGGTGATGCACTGCCTGTGTTATTAAAAAATGGCTATTTAGGCGCATGAAATATTCATTTCGGAGCTTTGCGATAAATGCCAGGCAACCCTCGAAATCGTATGCCAATGCATCACTGACAATTTTGGTAAAATAGGCTTCGGTAGATTCAATGTCGCCATAAAACTCTTGAAATAATAGATGCTGTTTGAATGCATTTATCTCCGCATTCTTCGGGCGATAATATTGGGATTCGCCACAAATCATAGAGGCACAAACGATTTGCATCGATTGTAGCGGATTCAGCTTATAACTTGTTCCGGCCATAAAATTGGAAACAGATTTAGTAGTCATAGTATCAATTGCTTGCATTATATATATTTCTCTGGGTTGGGGTAATATATATACGCGTTAACCTTTATATTGTTTTCATAATATATTTATGCATTACATGAATAATACCATAGTAACGTAAAATAGCACACAGTAATTTCTTACTGTGTGCTACGTAGGGTCAGCAATCCAATCCGCATTGATTCAATATCCAATATCGTGGAGGATATCTTCAAAAAAATCAATGATTTCTTCTTCCAGGGGGGCGGCTCGCCGTATAGTCGAACACGAATGTTCTTCTATATGGTGAGTATTATATTTAAAAGAGATTTTTAGAAGTACCTCGCAATACCGCTTTACTTTATCCTGCGATGATAACTCATCTCCGGATAAACCTCAAACACCTGTGCTCGTTCCTCGCACTGTTCCGAGCTCCGGCGTTCTCGCTATATACAAAGAATACTATTATGGGAGTTAGGGGGTTTTGATATTATGAGTGTATCAATATCGTATATGTTATTAGTTTGATTTTTTAGTGGCAATTCAGGAGCTCGGAACGAGCTTAGGAATTGCCAGTTTCTCCGGAGAACAGCTCTCGGAACGAGAGCAGGAGTTTCGCAGGATGAATAGAAGTATCCCATAATTCCGCTTTTGTATTTAGTAAGAATATAATCGCAAGGGTGTGATATTATGATGTATCAATATCAGTTGTGTTCATGGGTCGCAAAGAATAGTAAATTCGAGACTTTTTGGTTATTTTGGTTTGAAGTATCTCGAATATCCGCATTTGCGACAAACCGCCCAATCCTGGGCCAATTTAGAAGTATCCCAGCACTCCGCTATTATTGGTGCGCACAATAATGATTATAATGCACCGGGATTGGGAGATACACGTTGCCACATATCTCCCTAAATGCCCATATAACTCCCTTGCGGAAGCCATATGGGCGAACCCCCATGAAGATTCATATTTCCGAGTGTGAGTTCACTATGAAGTATCTCAGAAAACCACTTTCGCAGGGGGGATGAGGTAGCTAATTATTTAGATTCAGAAATTGCCTTTCGGCAGTTTGGTTTAATTTTTTTGAAGTATCTGAATCTTCCGCTTCTACCTATCTTATACTAGTGCGTTCTCTTTATATGGTTTAAAAATAGATATAAATAATATACTATGAGTGTTCCGCAAATACTCGCATTAGCCCTTGTTGAAATTGTGGGAGATTATGGCTTAAAAGAATACGCAAACGAAGGTGGCTGGCATTATTTGGCAACAGGTCTGGTAGGGTACATATCTGTGGTTATATTGCTCATTATATCTCTACAGGGGTCGACACTTTTATTGGTGAACAATGCATGGGACGGTGCAAGTAGTATTTTAGAAAGTGCGTTTGCGTTTTTTATATTAGGAGAACGATTCGATAATTATTTGCAATATTTAGGCATTGTTATGATTATTTCTGGAATGTTGTTATTGAAGATTCCTTGGAAAAAAGTGCACACATTTCATATTCCATCACTCAAATGAGGTGGAGAACATTCCAAATAATACAAATACCAATACTATTCTATGGATATGGCAGTTTCTCCAAATAAACGACGCAAGAGCATTAGCGAGAACGCGGGAGGTCGGAACGACCGGAAGTGTTCGAGATTTATCCGTAGATGGGTTATCGTCGCAGGATAAAGACCACCTACGAGTATTTTATAATATATATATATATATATATTATGCCACGTAAAGGAAAATGTTTTTCAACATGCCGAAAAAGGTCGAAAACGGAATGCGACCATCCAATGTGTCGATATAACGACGGTAGACAATATAAATATTGCCGGTTGAATCATGCCTATAAAATGAATGCCGCATGCGAACCCGAATTGCGAGAACGAAAGGGAAAATCCAAAAGAAAACTCTCCACCAAAAAACTACAATCTCTCAGTAAAACTATAGAAAAACTCCAATTATTGGACGATATGGTATTGACACCTATGAATAGCCCAAAAGAGTTGAATAAATCACCGCCCAAAGTAGACACGGATGAACTGAAAGAACCACCAGTAAAGGTTTCCGAAGAAGAAATACGCGAGTTTAGAGAACGTGTAAAAAAAGCAAACGCAACGCGTAAAATCAAAAAGTTTATGAAGAAACACCATAACAAACGTCGGGCGCATTTTTTAAAAGCCATTTGTTCCGACGCTGATGTTTGTATGGCATTCGGCACAGAAGCCGAAAAAATCAAAAAACATTTCCATAATTTCCAAAGATTTGACTTACTGTCAAAACCTGCAAAAACCATTGGTGCTGTATCCGCGAACGGGTTTGTAAAAGAATTGACATATGAAAGTGATGGATATGTCGCAAACGCTATATTAAAATCTTCCGCAAAGGAAAGCGCTGATAATTTATTATATGAAGGTTTAGTCGGAATGTTTTTAAATGGCGTTGGAAAAATACTCCCTTCTTTTTTGGAAACATATGGAATATTAGGATACGTATCCAGTTATGCACATAATAAAATGAAAACCGAAAAAGAAACTGACAAGGGTTTACTTCGGGCTGCATTATACCAAATAGAACCAATTGAAAAAGAATATCTATCTAGGGCGTGTACAGAGTCTTTATTAATAGCAGTTCTCATACAACATTTAAATGACGTAGAGACCATTGGAGATAAATTGTCTAAATCACCCAAATTGTCCGATTTTCTAGAGTTTGTATCAGAGGAATTATTGTATGTATTATTTCAGGTTTATTTCTCCTTATTTGCGTTAGGTTCTTTTTTTACTCATTATGATTTACATACAGATAACGTTCTCTTATATGAACCTGTCAAGGGAAAATATATAGAATATCACTATCATGTTCCAGATGTTACTACTGGTAAGGAAATAGTTGTTCGTTTTAAATCTAGATATATTGCTAAAATCATTGACTATGGCAGAAGTTATTTTGAAAACCCATCCGGAAAAGGGTTTACTGCAAGCTCAAAGAGTATATACGACGAAGTATGTAAAGAAAAAGCATGTAAAGATTGCGGTCATTGGCAAGGATTTGGTTGGTTAGAATACAAGCCGTCCACGCTTCCGTATAATGCATTTATATGTTCTCAAATACCGAATGAATCACACGATTTAAGATTAGCTTATATGATTCGCAAATATGCGAAATTAACTGGAACACAATGGGATAGTTCAGGGTTATATTTACTTCATTTCTTTGAAAAAATAGAATATGGTAAAGGTGTTATATTAAATCAAGACAGAAAAGATATTCTTGCGAAAAATCCGGATGCACCTGTGTTCGCAGGAACCAAAGAAAACGACAATATTGGTCTACCTTTAAAAATAAACAATGTCACGGATGCATCTAAAGAGTTGCAACGAATTATAATGGATTCTTTTTCCCAAGCTTGCAATGAAATACATTACAACAAACTACAAAAGTTGGGCGACCTGCATATTTATGGCTATAAACCGATGGAATATATCCCTGCATAATAATATATTATAAACTGCATAAAAACAATTCATAATATGTATATAATAAAATGGACTACTATAAATACGAATGGACCCCCAAGCCGACGAATCAGCCATCGAATACATATGTTATAGCGAGAACACAGGAGGTCGGAACGACCGGAAGTGTTCGAGATTTATCCGTAGATGGGTTATCATCGAAGGATATCGAGATTTATCCGGAGATGGTTTATCGTCGAAGAATATAGCGAGAACACAGGAGGTCGGAACGACCGGAAGTGTTTCTCGCTGTCCCGAAAAATAAAACCACAAAGACTTGCCCAGAAGGTAAAATACTGAATGAAAATACCAATCGATGTATCAAAATAAAAAATAAAACCGTTAAAAAATAAAACCCAAATCTATATCCGGCGATGTCCACTAAAACTCCGGCTCATGTTTTTTAAACAAACATCCTTGAGTTGCTAAATTGGGGATATTTATCATTAGCCCCGGGTCTTGTAATGTGCAATTCAACATCCATACTTTTATAATACAAAAGTTCTTTTTAGGAGAAATAGTTATACCGTTAACCATGAAATGATGCGCCTTATTTATAAACAATGTCTCTCCGCACAACGCATAAAATAAGGATTTCCAAACACTATACACTTGCTTATTAATCACTTTAAATGAAAAACAACCGCCATTGCGATTTTTCGGGTCTTCCCACATAGGGGTTATCCCCTCTCGCATAAAAAATAACATACAATATTTCACGATATTTTCCGGTATTTTTTCATTTATAGCAATTGCGTCATCTACTGTATTAAGACCGCCAATGATTAGTTGATAACTTGACAAATCCCAATTTTTGTCATGTGGTAAATGGTAATATAGATTCCATTTACCAATTAATAAATGCGTTGTGGGAGAAGATGGACTATTATCCGGAGATGATTTATCATCCAAGGATAAAGATAAAACATCAGAACATTGAGTTATATCCATTGGTATATTCGTTATTACTTCCATACTACCCCGTACTATATATAATATATAAACTTTATATTGTTTTACTATACGTGGTTTATTATATTATCCTGTGATAATAACCCATCACAGGATAATATTCGAGCTCCGGCGTTCATCCTGCGAAACGCCTGCTCTCGTTCCGACAGTTGTTCTCCGGAGAAACTACCTTCTCCTAAATAAGTCCCCCCAGTCTCATAATTATTGCAATACCGCCTGGGCTTCCGCAATCAATGTATCTTTATCCTTCGATGATAAACCATCTCCGGATAAATCTCGAACACTTCCGGTCGTTCCGACCTCATGTGTTCTCGCTATCTTATACCACGATTTTGTTTCAGCATCATCCATTGACTGTGCGGTCTTCTTATCCGAAATCAATAATGTAGAAACAAACGGTTCCGGTTCCGACATTCTCACAATAGTATAATTATTTTCCGATATTTGTATAAAATCACCATATGTCAGTTTATTCATATTCATATGTTTATCCAGCATACTAATAAGATACTTGTCATCAAAACTAGCGATTTTTGATTTCAACAGCCTACATATAAATGCCGCGGATAAAATCTGATTTCCCACAATATTGTATTGGGGCGATATCTCTAACTCAACGCAATCATCTATATCCGGATGTATATAATCGGGAACAAATATTTTTATATGACTGGATATATCAATGTTGTCCGGTTCTTTGGTATCGGGGGATGCACGATGCAATACTCGACTAATTATCGCATTTTTCGATATAACCATTAATACTAGACATTCGATGATAATTTCATCGGTTTCCATCAATTGATTCGCGATGGATTTCATTTTAATCAAGTTCTCTGAATTGGTCCTATCACTCCATTCAGCTTCGGACAAATCGAAGAAGTCCTCTATAATACATAGGTTCCCATTCGGTTTACGATGCAATCGTGTAATACTCGCCCATGGATAGGACATTTTTTCATTTCTCGATATATTCGGCAATCGTTCGCGAATCGATTCTGCTAAACTATGGATAAGCGGAAATGTAGACACCAACTTACCGCATCGATATTTCGCAAATGTGTATATATAACTACCTGTCCAAACCAAATCCATAAGCTTAGATGTCATATCAAATGTCAGTATGGTTGTGCGTATCTTGGTTCCTAAACGGCCCATGTATTGCGCCAATTCTACATTGTATACTCCTATAGTAAACAACATACTCCCAAATAGTAATAAAGCATAGGTAGGTATAGGTATATGTAAGCAATATGACATAATATATACATCATACACCGTTGTTTTTATGTATATTTTTGATTAATATATTCATATAATAGGTATATATGACGAAGTATAAACTCGGACTATTTATATTTCATCGCGATATAAGATTGTATGATAATACCGGATTTTTATACGCATGTTCTCAGTGTGATAAACTAATTACTTGTTTTATATGTACGCCTGAACAATTGGGAAATAAAAATACATATAAATCCAATAATGCGATTTGTTTCATGTTTGAAAGTTTAGCCGAATTGTCCTCGGCAATTCATTCCGCCGGAGGAGAACTCTATTTTTTCCACGGTAAATCCGACGAAATAGTGAGAGATTTAGTGCAAACAAACCATATCGACGCCGTCTTTTTCAATCGCGATTATTCGCCATATGCGAAATTGCGCGACCAATCCATAATAGAACTATGTCATCGTCTACACATAGGTTGCGAGACATCCTCCGATTATTATTTATATGAACCGGGAACTGTTAAAACCGTCTCCGGTAGTTATTATAAAAAGTTCACTCCATTTTATGATGCGGTTCTCCCGATTATGGTGGACACGCCTAAAAAAACCGCCGCGAAACATTTAGCACATATTCCTATATCTCATCCCAAGAAAATCTCCCAGCAACGTGCTATAGATTTATTTTGCAAAGGCGGTGCCCCGGATAGAATGGTCGAAGGCGGGCGGAAAAACGCTTTAGTCATGTTGCGCCGGGCGTTAACTGCCCAATCCGACTATAACAATACCCGCGATTTTCTGAAAAACTCGACGACGGGACTTTCTGCGGCCATTAAGTTTGGTTGTATTTCTATTCGGGAAATGTATCACGCATTTTTCGCTAAATATGGCCGAAAAAATGGACTTATCCGAGAACTCATATGGCGCGAGTTTTTCGCACATGTTCTCCACAATTTCCCCGAGGTATTATCGGGTTCCTATCAACCGAGATATCGGCGGATTGGCTGGCGCACCGACGCGCGTGCTACCGCCGACTTGAAAGCGTGGAAAGATGGACGCACCGGGTTCCCCGTGGTGGATGCATGTATGCGTCAATTAAATAGCACTGGATATATGCACAATCGGGGTCGAATGATTGTCGCCAATTTTTTGATTAAAACGCTGTTGATTGATTGGCGAATGGGAGAACAATATTTCGCGCAAAAATTGACGGATTATGACCCGGCGTCGAATAATGGGAATTGGCAAGGTATTTCCGGAACGGGGGTGGATATGAAGCCGTATTTTCGCGATATGAATCCATGGATACAATCGGCGAAGTTTGACCAAGATGCGGAATATATTAAGCAGTGGGTTCCTGAATTGGTGGATGTTCTCCCCCGAGACATACATAAATGGAGTATTGCACATACTTTAGAAAAATACAAAAACATAAAGTATGGAGAACCTATTGTTGATTATGATGAACAGAAACAAAAGATGTTGGTCATGTATCAAAATGCGTAATCAGTGAGAACGAGCACAGTGCGATATGCATAAAGCGAGAACGCGGGAGGTCGGAACGACCGAAAGTGTTCGAGATTTATCCGGAGATGATTTATCATCGAAGGATAAAGAATTATCGTTGTTAGAATCTTATTATTTTTACACCATTTTACTTTTCATATGTTGATATTTTTCTGTATTATTTACACCTTTGGACATTTACACCTTTTTACATTTCAAACGCCGATTTTAATATAAAGATAAGATAATATTATATAATATATTAAAATGAATAATAATATTGTAGAAAAT